CACCGCCTGCCACAGCAGGGACAGCGAACGTGATGTTATCTGCAATGGCCTGAAGCCGGTCAAGCAGGCTTGTGAAGCTGCCGCTGATCTTGTCCGAGAACGAGGACAGCGCACCATCCACCTCAGACGTGGGAACGATGTTTCCAACCTTATAATCACCAGCGTTGAATTCATCCGCGATTGCGTCAGCGACGCCGGACACGGATTTCAGAATGGACGGCTGCGAAGCCTCCACGCCTTCACCGACGCCGTAGCCGATATTCAGGCCGATCTCGTCACGGAACAGACGCGACGGAGAGTGAATACCCAGCGCGGATTTTGCAGCGCTGAGGAGGCTGCTTGCGAGGCTGGAAACCTTGTTCTTCAGCCAGCTCCAACCGGAGTTGATACCGTTGGCAATACCGTTACAGATATTGCTGCCGACGCCGGACCAGCCCTGATTCTGAATCGCATTTTTGATGCCGCTCCATGTGCTGGACGCGGTAGATTTGATGCTATTCCATGTGCTGGACAGCGAGGACTTGATATTGCTCCATGTGGACGATGCAGTGGATTTCATGCTGTTCCACGCGCTGGAAGCCGTAGTCTTCATGCTGTTCCAAGTGGAGGACGCAGTAGACTTGATATTGCTCCAAGTGCTGGACAATGTAGCTTTTACGCCGTTCCAAACGGTGGAGGTGTTCGCCTTGATGTTGTTCCAGCCGTTGCTGACAGTGGTTTTCAGGTTTGTCCAAGTGGACGATGCTGTGGTCTTGATGCTCGTCCAAGCCGAAGACAGCCCGCTCTTGATACCATTCCATGCGCTTGTGGTGCCAGATTTGATGGTGCTCCAAGCATTTGAGATACCGGTTTTGACGGTATTGCAGGCAGACGACACACCGGATTTGATGCCGTTCCATGCACTGCTGATAACGCCCTTGATTCCGGTCCATGCCGTGGTAGCGGTGGACTTGATACTGCTCCATGCGTTACTGAAGAAGGTCTTCAACTTTTCGATTACGCCGGAGAAGAAGTCCGTGATCTTGTGCCAAGCATTAGAAATGCCCTGCTTTAGTCCGTCAATAAGGAATGTACCGATTTCTGCGAATACGGTAGACGGAGAGTGGATGCCAAACAGGTTCTTTACCCAGTTCACAACGGGGTCTACGACGTGCGCTTTCAGCCACGAACCGGCGTCGCGCATTGCGTCTCCGATTCCACGGAAGAAACCAGCGATAGAATCGAGGCCGATTGCCTCAAACAAACTTGCAAGCAGGTCGGATATTCCGCCAATGGCACCCACAATAATGCTGGGGATCTGAACGATAATACTGACAAGAGCGGTTGCAAGGGATTCCAGCAAGCCAAGCCAGTCAATGTTTTCGATTACCGCGCCCAGTGCCTCACCCAGACTGCCGATCAGGTTTTGCACCATTTCGCCCCAGTCATGATCTGAGAACAGAGACGTAATGAGATCGAGAACGCCGGTTATCGCTCCGCTGATAAACTTGCCAAGCAGTTCGCCGAAACCGTCCCAGTCAATATCGGTGGTAAGGCTTTCAAGACAGGCCCAAATTTCGTCTGCAAGGCCGGTCCAATCGACCTGATCCACAAAGCCGACAAGCAGATTGAGCGCTCCGATAAGCAGGCCGCCAAGCAATTTTGTCAGATCAGAGAAAATTCCGCTCCAATCAATTCCGTTGAGAAAATCAGCGATTTTTCTTCCGAGCATTGCCCAGTCGAAGTTCTCGACAGCAGCCACCATACTTTGGAGTGCCGTTCTGATTTGCGTACTGAGTGCTTCGGCAAGTGCCGAAAAATCAATGTCCGAAATGAAATTGCTGATGTTTTTTGCGAGACTTCCCGCAATACCGATCCAGTCGGCGGCGTTCACGGTCCCGTACATGAAATCCGTGATGGCCTTGCTCACTGCTACGCCGTCAAGCGTACCGAAAAAGCCATCAAGCGATTTCAGGATGATTGCCCATTTCCCGGTCAGGATCACACCGAGATTTCCCCAGTCCACGCCAGTGATGATGTGGTTTAGGAGTTCTGCAAAGCGCGACGCAAGGTTTTTCCAATCGAAGTTCTGGATGAACGTCGCAAGGAACGTCAATGCGCCGTTCAAATAGTACCCGATCTTATCGCCGATGCCCGCCCAGTCTACGGTATCGACCATTTCATTGAGCTTTGTTGCCAGCGTGTTTGCAGCTGCGGCCCAGTCACCGGCCTTGATCTGCTCGACCATAAGTTTTGCCCAGTCGGGCAGCGTTACGTCGGGCAGACTTCCGAGATCACCGGCACCGCCACCACCCCCGCCGCCGTCAGAGCTGTTGTCGCTGAGAATGTTCAGTTCATCGAACGCGGCCAGCTGCCGTTTGAGCTTATCGGTAGCTTTGGATGCCGCCCCGCCTGCGCTGCTGATTTCTTTGGACGCAGTTTTTCCATAGATGCCAAAGAGCTTGAGAAACGCGGTCACATAGGCGACAGCTTGTGCGACAAGGTTGATAATGCGTGTAATGATCGGCCCCAGCAGGTTTCCGATGCCCGACCAACAGGCGGACAGCGTATTGGAGAGCTGCTGATTTTCGGCCATATAGGCGCTGACCGCTTTCCGCAGCAGCGCCCAGACGCCGCGCGCGCCAAGCAAACTGAGTGCAAATTTCTTCGCGCCGGAAATCAGCCCGCCAAACTGGCTGTTCATCTTCTTGCTGTGGAACAGCATTTTTGCCATGCCGGATGCGGCGGCCTTGATACCGGACACAAGCGCCCCGGCAGCCGACTTTGCCGCTCTGCCGATGAAAGACGCGACATTTCGTGCGCTACTGGCGAGGCGGCTCATAAGGCTTTCCGACTGTTGTGTACCGGCGCGCATTTCATCCAGACGGGCCGCTGCTGCGGACAGTGTAGATTCCATCTGCGCGTATTGCGTCGTGTCCACGCCCGCCTGAAATGCGGTGCCGGAGGCTTCCATTTTCGCCTTTGCGGCTTCGAGCCGGTCATATTTCTGTGCGGTCAAATCAAGGTCGTATTGCAGGTTTTTCCACTGGGCGGAATTTTCACTCACGCCGAGAGCCTGCATTTTCTCCTGCTTATTGAGGAGTGATTCGAGCTTCTGACCGGCTTTTTCAGTCTCCGCACAGAGTTCTGCGTATTCCTGCGTCGGGAATTGCGTCTGACCGACTGCATCCAGCCGTTCCTGAAGCTCCGCAATCTTGCTTTCCAGCGTGCTTGCCTTGTCCTCAAAGGAGGTCATAGCGCTCTCGCTGCCGGACATGGCTTTTTGGAAGGTCGGTTCCAGCTTCTGCACGCTGCTGTTCACGGCGTCGATCTCACGCTGCAAACCAGACGCCTTTTCCGTCACACCACCGATGTTCACCTGCGGTGTAGCTGTTTCCGGCGCAGGCGCGCCGCTGCCGTTGGTATTCTGTAATTCTTCGAGGGAGGTTTGCAGCTCCTGTACTTTTGCCTCAAGCGCTGCAACTTTATCCTCTGCGCCACCTGTATTGATTTCAGGTGTCAGCGGCTTGCTGAAAAGTTCTTTCAGCGTTTGTCCCAGATTCTTGACCTCTGTGGACAGCGCCTTGATAGCCGCAAGCAATTCAGCGCTTCCGGCCTTAAATCCGTCCGAATTTATCTCGGTATCAATGATGATAGAGCCGTCAGCCTGATCTGCCATTTAACCACCTTCTTTCTTAGCCGAGTAGCGCGTCGATCCTATCCTTTTCTGCCTGTTCTTCCTCCGATAGCTTCGTGCGTAGGGCGCAAATAGCACGGTTGGAATTCCAGTATTCGCGCTCCCACTTTTCCAGCTTTTTGCCCTTTGCGCGCTTCAGACGCAGGTTGAGCACCTGCGCGAAAACGCCGTCCGAAATCTCCATGTAGTAGCCCATAAAGGTCCACCAGTGGACGTACCGGGCGGAACGGACCTCAAAACCGGCAACCTTATTGACCGCTGGAAACATGATGCTCTCGTCCTGTTCCCAGTCCATGACGCGCGGAGGAGGCTTTCCGCCCGTGTCCTCCGGCTTGTCATTGTGGTCAATAAAAGCGAGAGCGGCCTTGAAGGCCGCCTCATAGTCGTCTTTTGGAATTGCGTCGAAGTCCTTGAACAAAATGAACAGGCAGATATAAGCCTTTTCTTTGTCTTCGAGGTCGGGATCACCGAACGCGATCACGATTTTCAAAACGTCCCGAAAATCGCTGCGAATACGGTAGAACTTACCATTCACCTCAAGACTTCGCGGCAGTGTTCCGATCATTTTTTACCGCCCTTGTGCTTGCCAGTACGGTAGCCGTGGGTGTACCGCTCAACACGGGAGTTGACTTTCTTCACCTCGCGGTCGAACTGGCGGGAGATATAAGCACCGACCGCAGACAGCGCGTTTTCGCAGTAGAAATGACCGTTGATGGGGGAAAACGGGTGCATCTTGCCGAAGAACGCCTCCGACATATTGCCGCCAAAGAGCCTGTCACAGGCGGCGTACAGGCGCTTTTCGGCCTCACGCAGTGCTGCGAACTCGGCTTCGTTCTGTTCGTCCACAGTGCCGTCCGGCTTGATGTTGACGCTTTCCAGCGGCTCGACGATCTTGTCGAACTCTGCGGCAACACTGTTGAAGCGATCCACAATGCCGATGTCGGTCGGTCGGAAGGAGAATTCCCCGATCTGTTCCCCGTGCTTATTTCGGATAGGCACCTTTACGCTGCCATCGTCGATGATGATTTCATTGAAATTCTGCTGTACCAGTTTGTCAGCCATTTTAATTGCCTCCTGAATTCAAAATGTTGCCGCCCTGCGCCTAATACGCAGGGCGGCGGGGTGGATGATTAGCCCGCAGCGTTGGTGTCTGCGGTGAAGGTCTTCGTGGTGAGGTCGAAGGTGCCCTTAACGCGGTTGCCCGCGTTGTACACGGTAAAGGGAATCTGCACGCCGGAGGTGTCACCGCCGACAGATTCGGGAACGACCCACACGTCTTCGCGGTAGGCCCATGCCACGGTGCCGTCACTGTTAAGCAGCACGTCAACCTTCGTGGTCATGCAGTCGTCGCCGGTCAGGCGCTCATTGGCGATCTTTGCGAGACGTTCAAACAGCGGGTCGCCGCTGTAGGCATAGAAGGGGTCAACCTCAGACTGCACCTCGTAGCCATTGTGGACGACGTTCTGTTCGCCCAGAATGTTTTTGTTGACCTCAACGTCGGGGTTCAGCTCCTCGTTATACTCCTCAAGGTCCTTGCCGAGACGGGTATAATTCGGGGTGTAGGTTTCCTCGCCCTGCGTCTTGACGCCGAACTTGGCGTCGAGGAAATGGGCAAGATACTTGCGTTCGATTTTCGGCATAATTTCAGCTCCTCAAATATCAAATTCGTTGTTGTAGTCCAGCCGCAGGGCAATGAGCCAATCTTCAACGCCGTCCTGATAGGCGGAGTTGAGGTAGGCAGGGCTTGTGCGGCTGATTTTCTTGATGACGCGGTTGCCAGCCAGCAGCGCGGGGTATGCGCTGAGCTGGTGGCTCTTGCCGTTCAGCGTGACCGGCTGCCGCTCAAGCCACTTGCCCAGCGCATCAAGGAATTCTTTGATGCGGATGCGCTGAGTTTCGGATTTCGGAGCGGCGCGGTAGACCACATTGAACGGATATTGGCAGACCTGCGTGACGTGTCCGGTGACGTCCTCCGTGCTGTTCTGCAAAGCCGCACCGGAAATCGGAAAGAATCCGATCCCCGAAGCGTCCGAGAGCGTGGAGAACAGGATGGATTTGTTGCCGGTGGTCAGACCGGGGAACTTGTTCAGCAGGTCAAGAAGAATTTTGCTGACGGCCTCAGAGCCGTCAATGTCGATGACCGTTTTCGACGGCATGGTTATTTACCTCCGATTTTCTCCTTCACGCCGTCGATCCAGAATTGCTTGTTCTGCCGTTTGGTGTGTTCAAACCATTGCGGAACGGCCTGCGGGTTGGAGTATTTCAGCGGCCTGTCGGTGGCAACGAGCTTCGCGCCCTTGCGGAAACGCAGGATGTATTCACCGGGGCCTGTAGGGATTCTGCGGGGGCCTTTGCCGGTTACGGAATCCACCATGACCTTACCGCCGTACTGGTAGCGCGCATACGGGCCGGGAAAGACGACCTTTTTCCCGTCGTCCTCCGTGTGGGAACGCTGCTGCAAGCTGCCGGTCAACAGCGGCATACAGGCTTTGCAGTCCTCAAGCACGCGGTCGCCCAGCCACTGCTGCGCCTCGCGCATACGTTGATCCAGTGCGCGCAGGTCAACAGTGACGTGTACGCCGCCGTCAGAGTAGGAGATTTTCGGAAGATCAGACATTACCGTCCTCCAATCTCGAAGTGAGGGAGAAGGCCATAAAAGCCCGCAGAACTTATCAGATAGATACCGTCGCGCTCTGCGTTCAGGGCGTGGTACAGCCCCTCGTCGTAGTCGTCGTCGGTCAGCGGCTCGGCGTCAGGCCATGCACCGGCAAAAATGAAATCGCACTCCGGGGCAAAGGTGATGTGCTGCGCTGGATTGTCGCAGCGGGCATACTCCTTCGGTCCCGTGTAGCTTTTCATCCCCGCGCCGGTGGGAACGCGCTTGTCTGCCGTACAGTGGACGATGATGTCCACGGCGTCGGCGTTGTTGCCTCCCGCAGTTGTCGCGCTGTTGGCTTTTGTGATCAGCAGGTCAGCGCCGGAGATGACGGACGGAAACCAACGCCCGGTTGCGGCGTGGTAATTAAAGACCGTTATTGTGTCGCGGTACACGCCCAACACCTCCCGCATACAGCAGATTGACGCCGTTTGCATCCGGAACGTTGGCCAGATACTGCGCGGCAATGCTGCCGATCAGATTTGTTTGTGCCTCCGCGCTCGTCGCAGCGGCAGCATAAACGGAGCTGTTCGCGCCGCTCGTCGAATAGGAAATGGATTCCCGTCCGGACGAGATAGACGCGACAGCCCCGTGATAGCTTCCGTCCTCCGCTTTCTGCGCGGAAGATGCCCTCCGCTGGACGTCGATCCAGTAGAGGGCTTCGGCAATGGCACAAACAGCCTTCTTGACCTTGGCGGCGTGGGCTTCCACGGTTGGGAACGCGAACGTGAGCCGTCCGAAGGTGATCGCGTCCAACTCGTCGCTGGCGCGTTCAAGCCACTTCGGGGCGGTTTCCTCGGTCAGCGTGTCACCGAAGTAGCCGGAGCCGTAAAACGTAAAGTCTGTGTATGCCATATCAACGCCTCCTTAGTCTTCCTGCACCTCGGTGGGGGCGTCCGTTTCGGCCTCGGCAGGCTTCTTCCGGCGCTTGCCCTCCGCCTTTGCGGGCGCGGGTGCGACAGCAGGGGCGATTTCTACGGCTTCGTAGATGGCCGACCTCTGCATCAGCTCAATGCTGGTTTCGTCGGTGGCCGCTACGATGTTGCCAGATTTCAGGTTGCGAAACAGCATAGCGTCCTCCTTACATCAGGCCATAGTGTAGTAGGTGGTGCCGGACGCGAACTCCGTGATGGAGACAGCAGTGTACACGCCGTTGGCCTCGGTGTAATACTGAGTACCGGCAGCGTAGGCGGTCGCCTTGGTGAACACGCCGGGCTTGAAGATCAGGTCAGGCATGACAACGGTGGTGCCATAGTGGTAGAACAGCTCGACGCCGTAGGCATTGGAGAGAGGAATCTTCTCAGCGGTGTACTGATCGGCCATGATGGGCTGAGCGACAGCGCCCTCGACCATGAGCAGGTAGTTGCAGCCAGCGGGAAGGTGGACGCAGCTGTACGCGCGGACGCCGTGCCACACAAGGAACTCCTCGGCGGCAGTGTTCACATTCGCGTTGTTGGTCTGCTTGTCGAGGTCGTTACGGATCATGCCGTAATACTTCGGGGACAGAACGAGGTGCATCATAGAGCGAGGCACGCCGTCCACGAAGTCATTCTGGGTGGTTTCGCACTCCTGAATGATGGCTTCCAGCTCGTCAGAGATGGTCTTGTAGGCGGACAGGTTCAGCACAGTGGCCTTACCGGCAGCAGCGGCGAAGAACGCATTGTCCAGCTCGGCAGCCATGCGCAGGATGTGGTTTGCGGAACGACGGTCCAGAACGCCGTCAACGCCGTACAGGCGGACGTCCTTCTGTTCCAGTTCCTCGACGATCTCGCGGTCGGTGTCGATGGCAACGGTGACGGGCTTTGCCTTCACGGCGTCGCCCTTGCCTGCGGTACGCGCGGTGCCATAGTTCTTGGGGGTGGCGTTGACGAAGCGCTTGGCTTCGACGGTGCCAGAAACAGGATCGCCGGACAGGTCCATGTTCTTCATGGAGCCGGAGATCAGCGCCTTCTGGACGCCCTCAATGGTTTTGCCGTACAGCTCGGCAAGATATTCCTTGCCGTCGCTTTCCAGCAGGATGTTCAGTGCGTTAATACGAGGCATAATTCATACTCCTTTGTTTATCAGAAAATTTTGGGCGGGGTGTACTTCTCAGAGCCGGTGCCGGGGTCGCCCGTGGGTCCCGTAAAAGCAGGCGCTTTTTCCTTCTGCTTTGCCGCCTTTTCTGCGGCTTCCTTTTCCTCGGCAGTCTGATACAGACCGGCGTCCTTCTGCTTGGCGGCTTTCATAAAGTCGTCAAAGCCGAAAAATGCGCCGTCCTTCCACGTCAGACCGGCGTCCGGAGACATACACTCGGACACAAGGGCCGTGCGGGCAAAGGGAGAAGTGACGCCGTACTCGTCCAGCTTCTTGGTGATCCAGTCCTTCTGATCGCGCTGCGTGATCTCGCGGGTGAATTTCTTCTCCGCGTCCTCCGCCTGCGTCTTGTAGGTCTGGATTTCCTGCTGAATCTGCTGCGGGTCGATGCCCTCAAACTTCTTCAGCGTGGTTTCGGCAGTATCGAGGCGGGTTTTCAGGCCGTCGCGCTCTGCCGTGAGGTCTGCAATGGTCTTGTCCTTGGCAGCCTTCGCGGCCTCAACGTCTTTCCCGTTGAGCGCGAACACCTGCTTGACCTGATCTTCATTCAGCCCCAGTGCGGTCAGTTCTTCGGTTTTCATAGATAACCTCCTGTATAACGGCAATAGCAGATATTTAAGACGTTGCAGCGTCTGGCCGTTTTCGGCATTGTTAGGACCGCCGATAGTCCGATTTTGTACCCCCGCCGGAGTTGCACCGGCGATACTGGAAGGGGCATAGAAAAGCAGAGCCTCGCAGCGCCGAAATGGTGCTGTAAAGCTCTGCTTTGCGATTATTTACTTGCTGCGGGCGGCAATGGATTTCCTCGCGTCCTCTCGCGTCCATTTTGCAATCTGGATGCGGTCGGAGAGCCGCTTCAGGCCGTTGTCCTCGCAGAACTGGTTGTAGTCCAAATTCTGCTTTTCCAACAGCTTTGCCGTCCGTGTGTACTGCGCTTCAAGTGTAGCTTTCACACCCGCGTCCTCCGCTGCCTCAATGGCCGTGCGAAGGCCGACCAGCTTTGTTTTCGTGCGCCGGATGCGCGATTCCTTCCCGCGCTGCTTCTGGCTGAGGTCAAAAGATCTCTTGTTCTCCTCAGCGTCGAACTGCGCGTATGGATTGTGCCGCAGGTCGCCGGGGCCGAAGCTGTGGCGGCAGTTCCAGCCGCACAGGCCCTCGCCGGAGCCATACCCTGTGGATTCCACGAAAAGCGGCAGGTCAGGCGTTCGGCCTGTCCGGCTGTAGAACTTGCCCTGCCACCAGAAGTGATTTCCGGGGTTTTGACCGCCGTCGCCGTAGCGTGCGCCGAGGTGCGCTGACACAAGCACAATGTCCCAGTCGCGTTCCTCCATACCCTGAACGGCCATATTGCCGGACGCCTGCGCGACGCCGGTACGAACGGCCCGCAGCACAGCGGTTTCGATGGTGTCAACGTGTCCGGTGGGATAGACGACCTGCGTTTGCGTGTCAACAATGCTGCTGACGGCCTCCTGTACGGCCTGCGTGTACGACGTCGCGCCGGACGCCACCTTGAAATGTGCGGTGTCCAGAGCTTTCAGCAGCCGCTGTTGGCTCGCGTGCGCGGTCGTGCGGGTGAAGTTGTGGACGGTGCCCGCCGTGCGCTGGTAGGTGTCCTCAAGCAGCCGGATCATGCTCTCAGACTGTGCAAGCTCAATGCCTGCAAGCCCGTGTTCGATGTAGAAATTGCTGTCGTAAGCAAGAGCTTTGACACCGGCGTCCTCGAAGATGCGCTTGATCTCTGCGTCCGTTGCCTTTGTCCAGCGCTTGATTTCCCGCTGTACGGCGTCCAGATGGCCGCCTGCGGCTTGATAAACCTCAAGCTGCCATTCATCCGAGGCGGTGAGAAAAACGCCCTCGCCGCGCCCTAACCGCGCCATAACACGCCGGATAAGGTCGCTGGTGATCCACACGTTCAGCTCGTCGATTTGTGGGTACAGGGTTTCGATGATGTCCAGAATCTGCTGAGGGGTCAGCATTTATGCCGCCTCCTATTCTGCGCCGAAAAGCTGGGCTTTCTCGATCTGCGCGGCGTCGGCCTCTGCGGTCATTGCCTTTGCTTCTTCCTCGCTCATGCCCTCGAACTTTACGAAGTACATCCACTTCGGGACCCAGCCCTGCATGACGTAGGCGCGCCACGAGGCTTTGTCCTCCTCATAGTTGTAGGTCACGTCGCCGAAATTGAAATTGACCTCATATTCGCCCAGCGGCGCGAGGTTGTAGAGCGTGACCAGCGCGTCAGCACCTGCCAGCGCCTGTGTGATGGCGTCCTTGAGCGCGTCGCGGTCGGTCTTGATCGTCTGGATGGTGTCGCGGTCGTCGGCCTCGACCTGTGTTGCGGTAATCATGCCGGTCTGGCCGTCCAGTACAAACACACCTTCGGAAAAGCCGCATTTGACACCGGCCATAGACAGGTCGAAGTTGATGTCCTTGATCCGCGCGTCGGTCAACAGCGTCGGCGCGTGCTCATGGATTGCGGAAACCTCGCCGTCAGACACGCCCATACCGAGGCCCTTCACGAAACGCGGCAGCTCGACGTTGCGGTTCTGCGCGTTCTGAATGAGCTGCTGCCCGACGAAGGTAATGTGCTTGCTGTCCTCAATCTCCGTATTCTTGCGGCTGACGGCAATGTCGATGGCCTTCAGCTCTGCAATGGCGTTGGCGAACACGGAAAGCCCCAGCGGGGACGACGGATCAACGGTGTTCGCGCCGGGAACGCGATAGTAGCCAAACAGCGGCGTTTCAAGGTTGGTAATGGTAACTTCGGGGGCCAGATGCGCCCATGCGTCAACCTTGTCAAGCGCCACCTCCTCACCAAGGGTGACTTCGCCCTTCGTGCTGAGCCGGTTTTCAAACGCCTTGTTCGTGATCTTGTAGAGCTTGCCGCCCTCTGCGGTGCTGCCCTCGAAGCGGTGGTATTCGAGCCGTGTGAAATGGCGACTGCCTTGCGCGGTATGCGCCGCGAAGATCGCGCCGACGATTTCGCCGTTGTCGTCCTTTGCCGTAATGCCGAAGTTGCCCGGCAGGATAAAGTCCCATGTCTCGCCGTTCCACTTGAGCATGACGCCGCCCAGCCGCTCAGCTTCCGACACACGGTCGGGCAAGCGCTTGAGCAGGTCGTCGGCCAGTCCCTGCAAATAGTCGGCACGGGGTGAGCCGGAAATAGCAATACCAATGTCCAGCGTCACCAGCTTTGCGCGCGTGTCGCTGATGTGTTTTGCCATGTTGATAGTCCCGATTTCATCCTCGGCGTTCAGCCAAGGCGGCTTGCCGGTAGAAATGCGGTCCCAGTTTGTAAGGGCGCTGGACATTTCCGGCGAGGAAATGAGTTCAACGCCAAATGCTTTCGCAATATCGGTCCCGCTATGAATAAAAAGCATTTTGATCCTCCTTAGCAGGCGCGTAAAAAAATTCATTTCGTCACCGCCTTAAACTATCCATTTCAGTTCATTCCGCAGGGCAGTCCGGCAGAAATATCTGAGCTGGTCCATGCTATGGTCGTTTTCCTTGATAACCGCGTCTTCGGCCTTTTCCTCGTCCCATGAATACGTCTCGAACTCCTCGAAGGTGCTCTTGCAGCTCTTATGGAAGTACAGGCACCCGGCATTTAAGAACTTCGTCACGTCCTGAATGCCGTTCAAAACATCATTGTCGGCCTTTACAGCCATGTATTTACCGTATTTTTGTATCGTCTCGATCATGGACGACGCAGACGGGTCAATGATGATGTACTGGATCGGATAGTCCCCGATCAGGTCGCACAGCATCTTGTAATACGCCTCGTTGTCCACACGGTTGTTGCTGCCACCCTTGTAATACAACTCCTTGACCATAATGGCTTTTTGCTCCGAGGGGCTGTAATCGTACAGGCCAGCGGCAAACGGGTTGACGGTGCCGTAGTCCACGGACACATAGTAGCGGTGCCGTGGATTGAGCGCCGGGACCTTCGGGACGATATGCGCCGAGCGGTCGAACATGGGATAGACAAGGCCCTCGGCCTTTACCCACAAACCGAGGATATAGCGCCGGTAGAAAACGCCGGTGTACATCCCCTCGTATCTGGCCTTGATTTCAGGCGCAAGGCTTAGATTGTCGTCCATCGTGAAATGAAGATACAGGATGTTCCGCTCTCGCGCTTTCTTGATCCATTCCACATAGAACCAGTGACCGGGGTTTTCGGGGTTGCAGTTGAACCAGAACTTAGAACCGGCCACGCTGCAACGAGCCATAGCCTGCTCCACGAAAGAGCGAGGCATGAGGGCCACTTCGTCGAACAGCACGCCCGCAAGCGTGATGCCCTGCACCAGTGTGTAGCTTGATTCGTCCTTGCCGCCGAACATATAGTAGCTGTTGGTCACGCCGCCAGACGTGATAATCAGCTTGTTTTCACTGCGGCGTTCAGTGATTGAGAAAATGCCTTCAAGCCACTGCGGCATGAGGGTTATAACGTTGCGGCGCAAGCTCTCGATGGTCTTGCCGCATATAGCGAAGTTTTGATTGTTAAAGCGGCTCATGCTCCACAGGATAAAGCCGTCTGTCATGGAAACGGTCTTGCCGGAACGGATAGAGCCGTCACAGATGATGCCGTCACAATCCATGAACTGCGGCTTATTCCACCACGTCAGCGTCAGGAGCTGCCGCTTGCTGAAGTTCTGGTAAATCATCCGTGTTCACGTCCTCCTTTGTGGCATTCTGGATAGCTTCAAGCAGATTGTTGTCCTTTGCGCTGCCGCCCAAGCCGGTTTCGCCGGTGATGTCCATATAGAGCTGGATCGCATAGGTGTTGCCCGCCTGCGCCGACCGCATAAGAGCGTCGGCCACAAGCATTTTTTGGGTCAGCACCTCAGACGGGATGCCCAGCTTTTTCAGGCGGTTCTGCTTGCGCTTATCGGTAATCGGGAGGCCGGAATACAGCTCAAGAAGGTCAGCCATCATTTGCCGTTCACGGCGTTTCTCCTGACTGGCTTTACCACCAGCAGAGCGGATAGCGTGAGCCTCTTCTTCGCTGCGTTCGGTCAGAGGAATGAGGTTCTTGTCTTGTGGTCTGCTCACGCTTCGCACCTCCTATCTGTGGTTTTTCCTCCTTCGTCACTTCGCTTTCTGATAGCTGTACTTGTAACCGAATTTCTGCTGATTGGCTTTCAGCCACTTAGAAACGGCGTCGTTGTAGTCCTTGCCACTGAGCTGAGCGCTGTTGACCGCTTTGACGAAGCCGGAAGCGTTGAAATGCGTGCCCTTCGTGAAGGTGTACACGCCCGCATATCGCGCGGTATCGTCGCCGCGTCCGGTTTTGGTGCTGACGGCCACAATGCCGCGCCGGGTGCCGAGGGCGGTGTTGATAACATCCTCCTTGCTGAAGGTCGGCCAGCCGTCGCGCGGGTGGTTATGAATGGCAATCTCTTTGCCGTTGCCGGTCAGCCCGGAAATGCTGCCCGCGTTGCCGTGGCGGTATTTCGTAGCGAAGCCCTGTTCATCCACGACCACGCCGTGTTCTTCCAGCGCGTCGCCATGTGCGGCCACAAAGGCGCGTACCATGTCCTCATAGACACGGTTGGAGCCGATTTTGACATTCATGCGCGCGGGAAGGTCTGCGGTGGTTTCGTCCTTGCCGCTGCCGCCACCAGAAGACGGCCAGCCGCCACTAAAACCGATGCCGGAACCGCCGCCGCGCCCGCCGCGCTCCACGGGGAAGGTGATCTCCGTCCATGCGCTGATCCGCTGCTCAAGGGTCTTGCCGTCAATCTCAAAGTGCAAAGCCTCGTCAAGGCTGTTGAAGGATGCAATGATTTTGCCGGTCGTCAGGCTGTACAGCTCAAGTGGATTGCGGAAAAGCACCACCTTGTCGGTCGCATAAACGCCGTTCAGACGCTTGAATTCATGCTTGAATCTGTCAAGCTGCATATTGTCTCACCTCTTTTTGGGTATAAAAATACCGCCAGCGGAAAGCCGCTGACGGTTGAAGCGTTGTGCTCTTTAGATGTCCGGAACTTCGGATTTCTTTTTACCTTTGGCCTTGTCCTGCTGATAGAAGGACTTCGGAAGTTCCTTGCTCGCATTGGGCGGCGTAATAATACGCCCCTTTGCGGGTTTACTGCCGCCCGTTTTCTTTGCGGGGCCGCTGGTTGTCTTTGCCATGTTCTGATAACCTCCTATTTGTCGCGCTTTTTGACGCATTTTTCGAGTAGTGCGGTCGGCTTCAAGTTGTCGATCCTGACAAGTTTCGTCGCGCCCTTGACCGCCTGATCCATATAGGCGTGAATGTCAACATAGCGCCCGGTCTGCGGGTCCATGAAAACAGTACCGCCCTTTTGCTGTTCGGCCATAAACACATGGCCGGACCTGCCGCCCTTCCATTGGACACGAACGATTGCACGGGCACCGTCGCCCCAGTTCGCCATTTGATCTGCCATTTTCTGAATGGTGTTTCGGGAAGGAAAGTCAACAGCTTTTGCGCCGTCCATGACCGCAAGCCAGCCGTTTTTGTCGTACATATACGGCAAGCGGTCGGTCCCGTCAAAGATACGGGGCAAAGCCTCAACATCATAGCCGCGCCGCTGCATTTCATAAGCGTAAATGCACCTTTGGCAATTCTGCTGCCACTCGCGGCCCTCTCTGTAATGCGGGTTAGAACCGGCGAGCGCTTCATCAACGGTTTTCTGCTTTCCGCGAGGCCCTAAAAAGCCGGACCTTGAATAGCTGCCACCTCTACCGCCCATTATAGCACATCCTCCTGTGAATTTCCTTCGTCCTGTGTAAACTTTTTACTCACGCGGCGCTTCAATCCGTCCTGAAACGTCAAAATCGGAATGATTTTATCGCCGCTGCATTCAGCCGGAATAGAGCCGTAAAACAGAATTTGCGAGGGCTGCAAGCGCTCCAACATTTCCTTGTAGCCAGCGAGGAACAGCGCGCGAGCGGTCGCATACATTTGCGTACCGACGCTTGATACCGCTACGGCACCGCCTACAGGCTCACCGTCAAAGCACCAGTCAAAACTGCTCTCGTCGCTCCATGAAATCGTCGGAATAACGGTGATTCCGTTGCTCTGCCAATACGCGCCGAGCCAGTGCTTGCGATAGTGATTCCAAATTTGGACGGCCTTCGGGAAATCGGTGTATGTGCTGAAATCCGGTGTAAAAACGCACTTGAACGCTCTCAGCATATCGAGGTATGCGTCCGGATTTGTCCACAGCCGCGTAAATTGGTAGTCGTCAATGAAGAAATGCACGCCCTTGTGCTGCGGGTCCTTGCAGCTTTTCGCGTAGTTAAAGCCGATAAAGCTATCAGCATTGCACGCTTCAGGAACAAGGCGCGGCGTGTCGAATTTACCCGTACCGCGATAAATCATTTTGTTCAGATTTTCATAATTGCGTCCCTGCCGGTAGATCATAGCGCCGCGCCTCCTATCCACAAAGTTAAAGCCCATGACGCCAGAGCGCCACGGGCTTGTTATGGATTTATGGGCATAGCGGCAAGGCCGGAGGCAGAGCCAAAAGCCGCCTCGATCATGCCCACAAATCCATGCAACCATGATACTACAGGCCGTGTCAAATGTTAAGGACATTCGGGACAAACTTATTCGGCCTTCGTGTTTTCGTCGTGCAGAAAGCGATAGCACAGCTTTTTCACACTGTCTTCCGTTGTCCTCATGCCGATTGTTTCCGACACCTGCGCCCATGTCAGGCCGTTGATAAAGCGGTATGTAAAAATCATCCGAAGCAAGCTGTCGGGCAGGTTGGAAATATACCGCTCAAGCCGGTTGCGCTCTGTCAGACAAAGAATCTGCTTTGCCTGAATGGTCATGGCGCAGTCAGAGCGTAGGGCTTTTTTGCGCGTAATAGCGGCTTTCAGGTCTACCAGTTCCGCAACGGTGATTTCCAAGCGCCCGCCATAGGACGGGGCTTTGGGCATACCGTCATAGTTCGGGCCTGATACCGAGGTAGCCTTCATTTCGAGGCGGGCGAGACGGTCTTCGTCCCGCCTGATCTCGTCGTCCAAATCAGCCAGCCGCTGCTGGTCCATTTCGATTTCACGGTTGAGGTGGTAGAGTTGCGATAGTTCTTTGATAGTCATGCTGCGGCCTCCTTAGCCTTCTGAATTCTAACCTTCAGGGCTTCCAACAGGCTATCCTGTGCATTGGCTTTGCCGCCCAGAGATTTAATAACGTCTTCATCCGTGCCGCCCAGCACCACCAGATGGTGGACTATGACGGGGTACGGCTGCCCCTGCCGGTGCAGGCGCTTATTGGTCTGCTGGTACAGCTCCAAACTATCGTTCAGGCCGAACCAGATGATGTGATGGCCGCCCTCTTGCAGATTGAGGCCGTAGCCACAGGACGCGGGCTGCATCAAAAGCAGGTCAATATTACCGGCGTTCCAGTCGTCTTCCTCCGCTTTGCCCTCGTACACTCTCACTCGTAGGCGTGTAGCTTCCAGCGCCTGCAACAGCCGGTCGCGGTCGTGCTTGAAGTTGTAGCAGATAATCGCGTGCTGCCCGGAAAGCTGCTCCACAGTCTCAAGCAGCGCCTCGATCTTGCAGTCATGCACGGTGATGACGTTCCCGTCCTCGTCGTACACAGCGCCGTTGCAGAGCTGTAGGAGCTTGCCGCGCAGAGTAGCAGCAGAGCCAGCCGTGATGACCGTCTCGTCCACCTGAAGCAGCGTGTCCCGCTCCAAACGATCATAAGCCTTTTGAGCTGCGGGGTCCAGCTTGACGGGGATGTCCTCATAGATCAGTTCCGGCAGGTCGAGGTAGTCTTCCGATTTCATGCTGATGCAGATGTCAGAAATGCGCCTGTAGATTTCGTCCGCTGCACCCAGCTTCGGCGCATAGCTGAATATCGTCGTGCGGCTGCGCTTGTCCGGCACAAAGTATGCGTCACGGTATGAGGTGATGGTACGGCCCAGCCGCTGCCCACAATCCAGCAGATACACCTGCGCCCACAGGTCCATAAGGCTGCGGGGATTCGGCGTGCCGGTCAGCTCCACAATGCGGTTGATCCGAGAGCGCACCAGCTTCAGCGCCTTGAAGCGCTTTGCCTGATGATTCTTGAAGCTGCTGCTTTCGTCGATGACCACCATATCGAACGGCCAGCTGTGCCCGTAATAGCCCACCAGCCACTGCACATTCTCGCGGTTGATGAGATAAACGTCCGCCGTTTGGGCCAGTGCTGCGGTACGCTGCCCCACAGAGCCGAGGACGTGTACCAGCCGGAGACAGGAGAGGTGGGACCACTTTGCAGCTTCTTTGTCCCATGTCGATTCTGCTACCTTCTTCGGAGCAATGACAAGCACCTTCCGCACTGCCCAATATTCATACTTCAGCCGCTTGATCGCAGTCAGCGTGATAGCCGTTTTGCCGAGGCCCATGTCCAAGAAAAGCCCCAATGCCGGATCACGAATAATTCGATCAATGCAATACTGCTGATAGTTATGCGGGCAAAAATCCTTCATCCCTCAGTACCTCCCTGCATCGTGCAAGCACGGCTTCGATTTTCTCCTCGCTATCGACCGCCGAAAAAACTTCAAAGCCCAATGCGCGCAACAGCCCTTGCACATAAAGCTGCCGCTTGCGTTCCGTTTTCCCCGGCTTCTTCATCTCTACAAAAATCACCTTTGCGCCGGGAAGCAGGATGATCCTGTCAGGAACACCGGAGAAACCGGGGCTTTCAAACTTCAGACACCGGACGCCGTTGCCCAGCTTCTGGACGCCGGTTCTCAGCTTATTTTCGTAATAGGATTCAAGCATTTAGTTCCTCCTTGTCGGTAACGGTTGTAACGTTTTTGACCCCATTTTCTATAATTCCCTACGCGTATAGGCGCTATGGCGGATAACGCCCATACGCCCTTTATTACAGGTATTCAATAGAAAAAGTATGTTACAATGTTACAAAGTTCAAAAAGCCCTTGAAATACGGGCTTTTTCGCTGTAACGTCTGCTGTAACGTTTTTGTTACAGTGTTACACCGTTCTGCGCTTGTAACATCCAGTGTTACAGCAGAATGTTACAGCCTTTTCACGCCCGGACAAAGCCGCGCTGCACACTGTATGGGCCTACCCGGATGACCGTGCCAGACCGCTTCCAGCCGTCCAGCCGCGCCAGAATGGCGTTGATTTCCCGCGTGTCAGCGGGCTTCATTTCCCGGACATTCCCGTTGAACAGCTCACACCAAACTTCCACAGCGGCGATACGGTCACGGTCCACAAGCTCAAGTTCCTGCCCATCCGGCGTCCGTGTAGCTCCGCACCAGTAATCCCGCCGCCTGTCGATGGGCCACTTCGCCCAGTCAGCGGGCACCTGCTTTTCGACAAACGCGGCGATAAGGCCCTCGCGGGCGGACACCTCGCGGTGCTCCTCCTGCTTGATCTTCGCCTCCTGCTCCACGTCACCGGAGAGGTACAGCGATTCGCCAGCCTGCCAGCGGGCCTTTGCCTCCGCCCACAGTTGGTCGATAACATCGTCGGTCAGGTCGCGCCACACGGTTTTGGCGTGCGGCTGCTCGCCCACGTCCACGGGCCAGAAACGCCGGTTGCCGGTCGTGTCCTGAAGAAAGTCCGTCGTATTGGTAGAGCCAAAGAACACGCATTGCCGGGGCAGCTCCGAGACGTGACGGCCATACGCTGCGCGGTAGCGGTCAGCACGCAGGGAGAGAAACTGCTTGATGCGGGCGACGTCGGTCTTGCGGAATGCGTCCAGCTCTGACACCTCCACCAGCCACACGCCCTGAAGCAGCTCTGATGCGTCCTTGCCCTCGAAGGTGCGGATGCTGTCGTTGAACCAGCCACGGGACATTTTATCCAGAAGGGTACTTTTTCCGATGCCCTGCGGCCCGGCGAGGATGACCATGTTGTCGTACTTATAGCCGGGGGTCATGGCACGGGTAACGGCTGCGGTGAAGCTCTTGCGGCACACAGCGCGGTTATAGGCGGTGTCTTTGGCACCGAGGTAGTCAATGAACAGCGTGTCCAGCCGGGGCACGCCGTCCCATGTCAGGCGCTCGATATACTCGCGCACCTCATTGAAGGCGTGCTGCGAGGCGTGGATGTCAAGGGCGCTGTCAATGTTGCCGCGTCCGGAGATGCCCCAGAAGCGTTCCATGTACCAGTACAGGCCGTTGCTGTCGGTGTCGGACCACAGGCGGCGTTTTCCATCCTTTTTCCACGGCAGCGGCCCCAGCACCTCACCGCGCCCTGCGAACTGATTGAGCGCGAACTTGCCCCGCAGGAGCGGATCGCCGTCAAGGATAATAAGCACATTGTCGATGGTGCTCTTGATCTTGCCGTCCTGCGTCCGCTGCAACTTCTCGGCCCATGCGGTGTCGTCCTCCGGCGTGGGATCGTTGCCCATGCCCTCAAACTCCCGCATAGCCTGTTCGTGCTGCTCGCGGTTGAGCGTGGCGCATACGGTCTTGTCGGCCAGCGCCAGATCGCACATAGCCTTGTAGGACGGGAGCTTTGCAATGGGCGTTTCCGGCGAAGCATTGTCGTCCTTGTCCCCGAACTTGTGTAACCGGATCAAATCAAAGGCATTGACCAGCCGCCCGCTGCATGGGTCCGTCGCATGGTGGCTGAACAGGAACTTGCCATCGTCATAGATGATCGCGCCGCCCGTAGTAGAGCCGCCCAGATAGGTATAACGGTCAGGATCATTGTCCACAGCCTCATAGATGCCCGGCAGGTAGGCGTCCATAGCGGCCAGCACGTTATAGGTGCGGCAGAAGGCACCCACAAGGCCCTGCTTTTCTTCGGGGTCGCCCTGCTTCATAGCCAGCTTCTGATAGCTGGTGGCGCCGGGGACCACCGGCCAGCTCGTCAGATCGTGCCAGTCGGCGTATGTACCCAGAAGGGCGTCTGCGGAGATCAGCGGTGCGTCTACGGCCTTGTAGACAAACTCGCTGTCACAACAGCAGGAGGGCCAGTACATGAGCCGGACCGTCTCAAACGTGGTCGGGTCGGCCATGCCGATGCCCACATGAGCGGCCACACGGCGCGCGCACGGCTCGTATTCGTCCGGGGTCATAGTCCGATCGGTCGGAACGACAACGCGCAGACGCGGGCGCTCAGGTGTGTGCTTGCGGGTGCTGTAAATGCAGTAGCTGAAGCCCAGCTCGTCCATTTTGCCGATGATGGTTTCCGTCTGCCAGCCGGGGATATTATCAAAGTCAAGTGTGATGATGTCGCGCCCGGTCACGTTGTTTGCCTTGCGGCGCTGCCCCAGCAGGGAGCCGCCCACAAAGCCGCCGACGTCCTTTAGATCGTCCTGCTGCGATTTCTTCAGATGCAGATAATCTTGCAGGGTTTCAGCCCCACGGACCGGGGTAGACAGCCGTTTATAGAGTTCTTCGACGGACAGCACCGTCTGTTTCCAGACCATATCACGGCGGTTGTTGCCTACGGATATGGTGATTTGTCTGTCATAGTTCATAATCAGGTACTCCTGTCCTCAGGATCACCCCCCCCGTCACCGGGGAAGGTGTCGCCTCCTTGTGTAGCTCCGCACCGCTCATTCCCGCGCTTCTCCCGTGATCCGGTCAGACAGGCGGACCAGCTTTCCCGCACGGATGCAGTCCACCAGAGCGCGGTTGCGGAAAATGACCTTGAGCTGTTCCAGCATGATTTCCACGTCGGCGATCTCCTCGGCCAGTGCCTTAGCGTTATCCGCACCGCGAAGATTCTTCGACAGCTCCTTGGTCAGCTCGGACATTTCCTCCATAGCCATCACAAGCTGCGATTGCTTGCCGTAGGCCCTGACGGCCTCGGCGTAAGTGTCGCACTGGACGGGTGCCACAATCGCGCTCAGACGCTCCTGAAGCTCCTTGTTCTTGCACTCGCAGTAGCAGATTTTATCCCGTGCCTGCCTGAGTTCGGCTTCAAGCTCGGCCTTCGTCATGTTACTCATTTGAACACCCTCCCGGTCTTGACGTCTTTGATTTCAATGCGGCTGACAAGCTCAAAGCCGCAGTTACGGATGATGAATTTAAGGACCCTCACGAGGTCGCTCACGCGGCCATCCAGCGCGTTTTCTTCACGGACGATAGATTTCACGCCCTCATACGCTGTGGGGTCATAGTAGCCCTCGCTGTTCCTCTTGGGGTAGTTTGCCATACAGCCCTCCTAACAATCGACTTCGATTACGGCGGTCGGGAATTTGTCACAGTTGTCCGCAATCTGCCTGAGAAATTCCGCTGTGGATTCCACCGTGCCCCAGCAGTTGCCCGGCTCAAACTGCCGGTAGCGCTTCGGATGCAGACACAGCCGCGACGCGCCCTGCATGAGCACGGGGTACATATCGGCACAGCGCTTGCCGTTCCACTCAGAGGGATAGGAGCCGCACACCTCTTTAATCATGGCGGCGGTGTTGGACGTGTGGTTAATCCAGTCGTCACCGACGTACACCCACTGATCCGTGCCCTCAAGTTTGGCCTTGAAACTTACGTCATAGCTCATTGTGTAGCCTCCTTCTTAGTCACCGGCCTTGAAGTTGTACACAGGCTTAATGATCTGCAACACAGTAACGGTGTCAGATATGCAGCTCAAGATTTCGTCCATAGGCTTGTATGCCTGCGGTGCTTCATCCAGAGTGTTCCGGCAAACAGAGGTCGTGTAAATGCCCTCCATTGCGGCCCAGTAGTCCTCCATAGGAATTGACGCTTTTGCTTTGGCGCGGCTCATAAGGCGGCCCGCGCCGTGCGGTGCCGATTCATTCCAGTCTGAATTTCCAAGGCCCCGGCCAATGATACAGCCGTCTTTCATGTTAATGGGTATCAACACGATCTTACCAGCGGCTGCACAGATAGCCCCTTTACGGACCATACCCCACTCGTCGATATAGTTGTGGACCGTTTCAAAGCGGTCAAACGGCAACCAGCCCATGCGCTGCATAATAACCTGACTGATCCGGCTACGATTGAACCGGGCAAACTGCTGGCAAATTCGCATATCGTGCAAATAGCGCTCCCGGTCCTCGCCCTCAACATAACAGAGGTCGCGCGGGATTGTGCCTTTAACTTTCAGCCGAGACAGCTTTTCGGAAATTTCGCTTTCCCGGCCTTCGGCTTTCAGGCGTTCGATCAAGGCCGCCCGTTCACCCTTTGCAGAGTGGAGCGTTTTAACGGCAATGTCCTGATAGATTTCTGCAACCTGCTTGCCTAAGTTCCGGCTGCCGGTGTGGATTATCAGATATTTGTTGCCGTCCTCACCGGCGTCAATTTCGATAAAATGATTGCCACCGCCCAGCGTACCAACGGAATTGTGTAACCACTCCACGTTACGCAGGCGATCCCGGCAATACAGGTCGTCGAGAAGGGTAAAATAACCGGCGTTCTGATGGACCGCCATCCCGGAGGGGATGTACTTACGGATCACGTCATCGAGCTTTGCATAGTCAATCTCAATGGGGCCGAGGTTGACGGTCAGCATACCGCACCCAATATCAACACCGACGATATTCGGAATCACCTTGTCGCCTAAATTGGCGGTGAAGCCAATAACACAGCCCGCGCCAGCGTGGACGTCAGGCATAATGCGTACTTTGCAATCCTCAAAGGGCTTTTGTGCAAGCAGCAGATCAATTTGGGCTTGTGCCTGCGGCTCAATAGTTTTTGCAAAGATTTTCAGGTCTTTCATTGTGTAGCATCCTTCCCAGCGTTCCATGCCGCGACGTCAACGCCGATTTCTTGCAGCTTGCGATCCGCAAGCCACGCGCCGTCGTCGGGCATTTCATAGTAGTTGACCAGATCATCGTGGATGACCGTAAACTGTTCCCACGCGCGCCGGAGCCGCTTTTTCCCGAAGCCGAGGTGCTTGTGCAGGAAATAAAGGATCATGGCGTCAACATTGTTCAGGTATTTACGGTCAGCCTCCACGATTTGCCGGTTGATCTCAATGTTCATGGCGCGCCGCTCTTTGGCGGTCAGATCAGCGCCGTAGACTGTGCCCTTGTACTGCTTAACTCTCATGGCGTCCGACCTCAGCGGGCGCAAACACATCCGGATTATCGACAATGACCGAATGGAGCGCGTTCGCCAGCTCGTCCACACGCTTTTCGTCGTGGTCGCGGTAGCCGAGGCCGAAATAGATCGCATGGACCATTTCGTGGATGAAATCGGCCTCCATTTTTGCCATGGCCTGCGGGCTGACGCGGATAATCAGGTCGCCGTAGAGGATTTCCGCCGATACATTGTTGATACCGAGATCCATTTTGCTGGTGATCTCGACGGTGTAGGTCTTGCCGCCGATCTTGATCTTTTCAGGTATTTTCATCGAATTCACCTCGTTCTGTGGTTTTCCGATTGATCCGCGCCGCAGTTTTGCGGTATTTCTGCGGCAGCGGAAAAATCGTTATAAGGGTTTCGCCGTGGAAGATATAGACGTTGTTGCAGTAGATACGGACATTGTTTGCCGTCTCGTGCTTCCAGTACAGCGCCGATATGTACCGGTTCAGGCTGCCGCTGGTGTCGCTGTGCCGGATGCCGTACCGCAGCGCATTTTCAGCGTTCTTGTGGGAGAGCTTCTTCGGCAGGCCGAGACGTTCCTTTGTCCTTCGCGCTGCGTGATTGGTAACGCGGGTCATTTCCGCAAGAGGGCCACAAAGACGGCGATAATGCCAATCAATGCGACCACTGCGACGCTGATCCAGAGCGGAGACAGCACCCACCACCACGACCAAGCAATAACGCGCGTCAGCTTGAGCGTGATAAACACGATGGTCAGCAGGCCGACGAAGCCGATTCCGCCACCACCACTATTTTTCTTATCCATGTATTTCAGTCCTCCTCGCAAATGCGGATCAGGTTGTGAATGCCTCTCTGGGTGTAGCCGAGGATTTTTCCGGTGCCCGCCCAGAACTGGACCAATGCGTCGTCGGATTTACGGCGGCAGTGGAAATGGCCTGTAGCATCGTTCTTCAGGACATATTCGATGTTGTGGGCCTCAAGCTGCCGGATCGCATACTCGATACGGTCGGGATTTTTTGCTACCCGCTCCTTGTGATTCTGCCGGGCGTGCTCCTTGAGAGCGTCCCAGCATTCATCTCTCGCCATGCGGATTACCTCCCAAACAGTTGGGGCAGACCTGCCGCCCCTCAGGGATTTCAGCGCCGCATGAAATACAGGTGTTGACGGGCGGGGCCTTCGGCGTCTCCGTGGCAATCTCACCGGCGCAGGCGGCGTAACCGGCCAAGTCAACAAAGCTGTCACCCTTGACGCCGGTCTTGATGCGGGCCACCTTCAGGAGTGCCAGCATCATAGCAACGTCTTTCGCGCTGTAGTGCATTCCGGTGTACGCCTCCCACAGCTTGCCGATAAGGGCAAAGTTGTTTTCGGGCCTGCCGTACTCGCGCTCACGCTCTCCGCAGACGCATTTACGCGCCTGTTCCAGAATTTCAGCTCGTTTCATGGTCAGCCTCCTTCGGAAGAATGTCGTCAAAGCAGACGGGAACGATCTGCTGCAACTCACGCAGCAGTGGTGTAGCTATCTCCCGAATCTGCGGATGCGCGCCGGTTGAGGTACGGAGCCGTAGGAAGTGACGCCACTCGCGGATATTGGCTGTCATAACGACCTCCGTTTTGAGACTGTTCGGGAGCACTGCGCGGGCCTCCTGCGGGGACAGGCCCCAATTCAGAAGGTTGAAATAGGCCGTTTCAGCGCGGCGGCAAGCCTCTTTCCACTCGTCGTAGGCGAAGGTATTCTCGTTCAGGTAGCACGGCTCAATGACCGTGATCTCGCTGCCGAACTGATCCTTGCCGTAATTACAGTAGCGGGTGCTCTCCTGACAATAGGATGCCAGCCGGTGCCTGACGATCTCGTGGCTGACGCCACGGTCACAAATGAATTTCACGGTAAAGCTGCAATGCTCTAAGACGGCCTCATGGCCGCGCTTGATGATACCGGCAACGAACTTAGGGGCGCTGTCGTCCGTGATTTTGCCCTCGGATTTGTAGCAGACACGCCCGCACTCCTCAAGGCGCTTCAGGATCACGCTGCCGTTGATGGGCGTGATGAACTCGAAGCCGGGCTTAATAATCTTCATCGTCGTCCTCCGTTTCATCGTCTCCGGTCGCGGCCTCGTACTGGTCGTATGTAATGGCTCTGACGCACTCGACGGGAACGCCGAGCAGGTCAGCAGTGCTCTTGCGCTGGGCATAAAGGAAGCCTTCGCACTGAACCGAATTGTTGATGATGCCCACAAGCTGGTCGGCAGCTTTCGCGTGCTTCAGCGCAACGCTTGTGTAACCGACGCTCCCAGCGCCGCCGAACACTTCCGCGTCCTTGACCTCGAAATGGCAGGTCAACGTAATGTCAACCAGACCGATGTTAGCGTTTTGCATAGGATTTCCCTCCGTTATTGATGTGTTCCTCATAGCTGTAGCGAATGCAGTAGAGCGCCACATAGAGGATGACAAGCAGATAACCGGCATAAAGGAACAGCCAGTACCACGAATAGAACATGGACAGGACCACAGGAACGGCCAGTGTGCCAATTACTGCACCGGCGATAAAAAGGATCAGAGCCACCACAGCGGCGGTTTTAATCAGCTTTTCGCATTTCATAATGAGTTGCCTCCGTAGATTTTGTGTTATTGTATTTTGGGTGGCCCCACGACCGGGGGCCGGATTTCAAAGGGAAATCAGATTAAACAGAAGCCGAACGCCACCCCGTAGGAGTAGGACGCGGTGTTGCTGCCGCTGTAACCGCTGATGCTCACATAGGCGAAAGACGACGAGCCGGACGCCTCAGGCGACCGCAGCCACCACCACCATGTTCCATTGTCGCCGCACTCCTTCACGCGGTCCTTCTCGCGGAGGAAGCACAGAAGCTGCGTGTCCTCCGGCTCACGATCCGACCAGCGGCCCTTGCCAAACATCTGCGTCTTGGAGAGCAAGAACAGCTTGTCTTCGGTTTCTACGCGCTCACCGTCCACGATCTGGACGATTGTCGTCGGCGCAATAAGCGCCTGAAGCTCGTCCGGCAGAAGGGCGAACACGGTATTGTTGAGATACTGCCGCATATCGCAGGCAGCCCACGCACCCTTGTTGGTGGGGCGCTTGTTCATGCAGTGCTCGTCAGCGAGGCAGTCTTCGAGGACGAAGAACCACTTGCCCTTCTTGTCCTGTGTAGCTCTCACGGCCACTTCCTCGCCGTTCTTCAGATTGAAGATGACCAAATCGCCCTGCGCGATGGCGCCGTTATCGACCGCCGCCTTCAGCGCGGCCCATGTGGTTTCGTTGGTAGTAGAAGTCTTGATAAACATAAAAGGTTGCCTCCTTAATCTTTTTTGAAAAATGCTCCGACCCAGCCGTCAGCGCCGAGGGGCAGGCCCTCAGCCCACGGGATCGGGGTTGACATGATCTTGACCACCTTGTCAAGCATGGCGTCGTTGGTGTCAAATGCTGCGGTGTCGATGACCACCTCGTCGTGGATGTGAAAAACCACAGGCAGCCCAGCGGCTTCAAGGTGTTCAATGGCCTGCGCCAGACAGTCGCGGGCAATAGCCTGTACGACGTTCTCCACCAGCTTTCCACCGTAGGTTTCGATGCGGCCCCACTTGTTCTTGTCGTTCACGCCCATATAGGTGATGGACGGACCGCCCCAGCGGTTTTCACCGACAGCAGGCTCCACATAATAGAGCTTGCGACCGGACGGAAGCGAGATGGTCATGCAGGTCGTACCACGGATGCAGTCACATTCCCGCGCGAAGGTGCAGCAGCGAACGCGGAGAGAGCCGCCATTCTGAATGACACGGATCGCCGCGTCATTGAAGCTGTACCAAAGGTTGCGGATTTTGGGGTTTGTGTTGCGCCACTTGTCCACGATGTCTTTGATTTCTTCGTCCGGCAGGTCGGCAAGCAGCTTGCCGGTGTCCATCTGCCGCATAGCAGGAACGCCGCCCTGATAGCCGAGGGCCAATTCTGCGACCTTTCCGCGCTGCCGGAGGGAGTATTCGGGGTTGCCCTTTTTGATCCGTTCCAGCGGGACGCCGAACATCTGAGAGGCGGACGCCTCATAGATTTTGCCGTGTGTACGGAAAACCTCAAGCCGCCACTCCTCGTCGGCCAGCCACGATATGACGCGGGCTTCGATGGCGCTGAAATCGGCGTCGATCAGGACGTTGCCGGGGGCAGCCACAAACGTGGTGCGGATAAGCTGTGACAACGTGTCATTCGGGGAGCCGTAGACTATCCGCAGCGCGTCGAGCTTGCGGCCCTTGACCAGTTCACGGGCAAATTCCAGCGGCTCCGTGTAGGTGCGCGGCAGATTCTGAACCTGCACCAGACGTCCGGCCCATCTGCCGGTACGATTGGCACCGTAGAACTGAAGCAGCCCACGGACGCGCCTGTCGTCGCACACAGCGGCCTCGATGGCGTCATATTTCTTCGTGCTTGTTTTCCCCAACTCCTGCCGGATTTCCAGCATCCGCTGAACGTGGTCGGCATTGTCGCGGCCCAGCAGCTCTTTGATCGTCTCCTTGCGGAGAGTGGTAATGTCGTCGCCGGTTTCGGCGGACAGCCAGCGGGCAAGCTGCTTGACGCTGTTGGGGTTTTGCAGTCCGGAAAGCTGGACGGCCTCGTCAGTGAGCTGCGCGCGGATGATTTCGCCCAGCTCCAACGCGCCTGCGCAGAAATCCATATCGACCGCCACGCCGCGCGCATTGATAAGAAGATCCGTTTCCCACTGCTTTTGAACGAAATCCGGCACGGGGAACACGGACAGACGGCGTTCGATCTCCATTTCCGCTACAACGTCTTGACCGTTGTAGGTCTTGAACAGCTCCCATTTTTCGGGGTCGTGATGCGGGTAGTTTCGGGTTCTGCCGCCGTTCGCCTTTGTTGCCTTACAGGGCACGCAGAAATAGCGGATCAGAGCCTTGCCGGTAGTCAGCTTCTGTTTATCCTCCGGAATGCCCAGCGCCCGGCCCGTTGCGTCCAGACCTGCGGTGTAACCGGCATACAGGCCGTGCAGCATCGTGTCACGCCACTGTGAAGGCGGGAGCTGTGCGCCCATGTACTTACTGAGGCAGTACCATTCAAAGGCCGCATTGTAGGCGTGCTTCAGGCACTGCGGGTCTGTCAGTGCGTGAATAACTTCCAGAGGGATTTTTTCGCCCTGCGCCATGTCAATGACCTGAGTGGGCGCACCGTCGAAGCTGTACGCGAAAAGCAGAATCTCAAAGGCGGGGCTTTGCACATAGCGGTAAAGACCGGCCTTCTTCAGGTTCACGTCCGAATACGTTTCGAGGTCGATACTGAGGTGGATCACGTCGCACCTCCTTATCGCTGGAAGGCTTCAGAGCTGGAATAAAGGTTGAGAACGTTCGTGGTGTTGACACCGCGCTCCTGAAGCTCCTCGATCATGGACTTGAACAGCGGGGTTGACTGCACATACTCGACCAGCTCCGCGTCGCTCAAGCTGGTTACGTTCTTGAGGGACTGCTTGCGGTCATCAGCGTTGAAGGGCGTCCAGACCGTATCAGAGAAGGTCGCGTGCTCAATGTCAGCCACGAGGATGGAAAGCGTCCGAGCGGGCTTCTGAACGAGCATACGCACCGTGTTCAGCAAATGCGGCGTCTCCATGTTGCCCACGGGGACAGCCTCGCCGACGCCGGTGATCCAAACGCCGGAATAGTCAAAACGGGTTTTCATATTTGCCTCCTTTGTGTCCTTGCCGGGCAGGCGGTCACTGTGTAGCCGCCTGCCCAGCGCTGTGGTTTACATGGGCTGACCGGTGATGGGGTTGATCTGGCCGGGAGTGTAACCGGCCTGCGGCTGAACGCCGCCAGCGGGATAACCGCCGTAGCCGGGGACAGGCGTTGCGGGCATGGCCGCGCCATACTGGCCGGTAGCGTAGCCCTGCGCGGGGGCCTGCGGCTGAACGCCGCCGACACCGGCGAACTCAGCGGCGGTAACAACGGAGTTGCTGAGCGGTTCGCCGTCGCGGGTCTTCATCACGGCGCGCAGGCCGCAGCCGACGCCGCGCTTGCCAGCAGAGTTGTAGGCATAGAAGTTGATGGACACGCGGGCGTACATACCGCTGTAGATGTCCGTGGGGGCCAGTTCGCAGTTCACGTTGTCTGCGCCGCAGACATAGGGCTTGTTCTTGCTGGATGCGGTCACGACCCAGCAGCCACGGCATTCCTCACCAAAAGGCTCCCCGGAGGGACGCACACCGTCGCCGTCATGCACGACGGATTCGATGCGGGCGGGGCGGACGCCGTTCCACTTGGCGTTGACGCCAACCTCGGCAGCGGCGTTCATGGCCGCGTCAAGCTCCTGCTTGATAGTCGGGTTGGACTTAGGGATCAGCAGCGTGACGCTGAACTTCGGGTCGCCCACGCCGTTCTGCGGCGCACGGGCGGTCACGAGGTTGCAGTAGGACAGGCGGCATTCGGGGGTGAGAACTCTTTTCGGATCATTCTGATACATGGTTTAATTCCTCCATAAATTTCATTCAGTTCAATATGTTCAGTCCTGCATCCGCAGGTAGGGTCAAAGGTTTTTGTAGATCGCGTTGAAGGCGTTTCGGGTTACGGATTTGAGCGCATTCCGGTTTAGGCGGGGCGCTTCCAGCAGTTCCATAATGGCGGTGAAGGATTCGCAGGCGTCACGGCACATATCCAGATAGCCGTCCGCGTTGCCCTCATAATCCTTGACCAGCTCCTGCTGTTCTTGGATTTCCCCCTTCAGCTCTGCGACGCATTCCCGGAAGCAGCGGGCGACATCATCTCCGAGCTTTTCGCGCAGCAACCGTTCAAGAAACACATCCTTGTCCTCGAAAATGACCTCCATGCTGCCGTCATTGAGATATACCGTTTCAGCCATCGGACGCACCCGCAAACTCAGCGGCACCGACGCAATAGGCTTCGCGGCGGTCGCTTGCCAACGCAAGTGTAGGTTTGCCCTTCGGCTTCGTGACACACTCGGAAAGCAGCTCCGCAAAGGTCTTTTTGCCGAGCATCTTTTCCAGCTCTGAGAGGGTCTTCGGCTTGCGGTCGTAGATCAGCGCCTCGTCATACCCGGCGTCAATCAGCTTCTGGACAGCGGCGTCAACATCCGTGAAGGCACGGTTGCTGCGGCCCTCCACCAGCTTCCAGCCGGGGATTTCGCCGCCGTCAAGCATTGCGCCGGTGGCGTAGTCCTGAAGGTCCTTGTACCACTGCACCAGACCTTCGGCCTGAATCAGCAGGTCGCCGACTTCGGCATCCGACAGGCACGGGCTTTTTCCGATCTCACGGCTGCCGTTCGCGGGGGTGAGATTCTTGAAATCCTCAAAGCCGGTAAAGAACGCGGCTCTTGCGGCGCATTGCGCCTTGCCCTTGCAGAATCGGCAGTGCTCGCCGGGGCAGAAAGTTCCGGGACCGTCATAGGCTTCCTTTGCAAGGGGTTTGATACTCTCGCCCCATGCAAGCAGATCATCCACACTAAGGGCGTCCTCGCTGGCCTCCTGTGACAGGCGGGGCTGACAGATACCCATTGATACCCACTTGATTTGGTCGCCGTAGATAGGCCCGTAGAGCTTCAGAGCACCCAGCGCATACAGCCGCATTTGCGGGTTGTTTTCAGCCGATACGGGAACGCCCTTGCCGTGCTTGTAGTCGGTGATGTGCAGCGCGTCGCCGCCAATCATGATACAGTCGCAGGTGCCGAAACCGTCCGGGACATAGGTCGTGAGATCGACCTTGACCTCCATTGCCACATGGGGCGGCGCGGCGTACTGCATGGCCTTCTCCGTGAGATAGTCCACATACGCTTCGGCGGTCCGCAGCATCTCGTCAGAGTACAGCGGGCGGGCTTGCAGCTTCTTCAGCTCAGAGTTGAATTTGCGGGTGGACAGGACAGTGAATTTCTTGCGGGCATACAGCTCGCAGATGGCGTGTGCCAGAGTACCTTCCTCCGCATAGGAGCTTGTCCCGTCAGGAAAACTCTCCTCGAAATGCGGTGCCGCCGTACAAGCCAGCCAGCGGTGGGCGCTGGATGCACTCAGAAGGGCGTGTTGTCTGGGGGTAGGCATTGTCCCACCTCCCGTTAAAGCTGCGCTCCGAGGGCTTTCAGCTCAGCACCAAAAGCGCTGTATGCCTCCTTCGGCAGCTGCGTTACGGCCTGTACACCGAACTTGCCCAGCAGAGCGAGGAGCTGCGGCATCTTGCCTGCGTCGATCAGCGCCGCACCCGCGCGGCTCAGCACCTCCACGGTGTAGCTCTCAGCCGGAGCGGCGACCGGCGCAGTCGGGGCAGCAGTCGTCGGTGCAGTTGGCTGAACAGGGGTGGGTGCAACAGTGCCGGTAGTTGGCGCAGGCTGAACAGGTGTCGTAGGGTTTACGACGGGAGCCGCAGGAGCGGGCGCGGCGGGGAAATCAACGTTGACAACGCCTGCGTTGTCGATGTGGTGGTTGTTCCCTCCGTGCTGATGGCAGACGAATTCGGGCTGCTTGCCGATGGCACCGGCCAGCGCGTTCAGCGCTTCCGGCAATCCGGGGATTTCGATGGTCATTTTGATCTCAAACATGATTTGCCTCCTAAATGTTCTTCAGATCGTCGATGATTTGTTGCCAGCTTTCAGAAACGTTCAAGACGTGCCTTGAGTATTGACTTGAGTAGTAGCCTTGCTGCCAGAGCTTCGCAGCGCCGCCCTCGCCGCAGTTATAGGCCATGAGGGCTTTGTGCTGGTCGCCGTACTTGTCCAGCAGCTCACCGATCAGGAGGACACCGGCAACAATGTTGCCCTCGTAGTCGGTGGGTTCGATCCCAAGTCCGCGCAGGCGATCATAGTTAATCGGATGGACTTGCATCAGGCCCCAGCAGGTGCCGTTGTCTGCATCGAGGTTGAAGCTGCTTTCGCATTCCGCGATTGCCAGCGCCAGTGCATAGGGAACGCCGTAGTCCTCACACGCCTGCTGCATTACCTCTTGAAGCTCGTAGCTCAGCGGAATGTCGTCACTGTGTAGGAATCTCTGCCCTTCTGTCTCCTGCGGTACGGCTTCCGGCTCTGTGACCGGCTCGTCCGGTGTGGAGGCGGTAGGGGCTTCGGTTTCCGGCACGGACGTTTCAGCCGTGGGAGCGGGTGCGGTTTCCTCCGGTGCGGGCGCTGCGTCTGACGCGCAGTTGACGGCAAGGATCGTGATTACGACCGCCTCCAACACTGCCAGCACAAAGAGGCCAAGAGCGATACGGCGCAGCCTATTGAACTGCTGGTGCTGCCGTCTGCGTGTCGTCGTCATAGAACTTGCCTTCCTCTCTGCATTTCTGTAGCCACGCTTCGTAGCGGCGCAAATTCTCCGGATCGGAGTAAAACCGCTCAATGCCCGCAAGCAGCGTCCGGCAGAGAATATCCATTTGTACCCGCGGAATCTGCGTGCAGTCGATTTTGACGTTGGCCATGATGCTTTCCTCGTTTCTTACTGATTAACTGTGGGTTCGCTTGCCTGCCGCTGCTCAAGGCGTTCAAGCGCATCAATGATGCGCTGCTGGGTCGTGGCGTTGCCCTTCTTGTTGTGGAGAACAGCGGACAGGTATGAGTTCGTCAGCCCTGCTTCATCCGCAAGCTGCTTGCCCGTAATTGCCGCCATGTGCATACGCCCGACCACTTCAGCGGTCCAGTCGAAATTCAAATTTTCACCTCCAAGTTCAAATATTTTCGCAAAAGGAGTTGAAATATTTGCACTGTTGTGGTATCATAGAAAAGGTGTGTATCTGATACCCTTTCGACGGCTTCCTCCGTGCCAGCGGAGGGGGCTTGCCATGCTATGGCTGTCGTTCGTTCAAATATTTGCTCCACGGTTTACATTATAGAGCAATCATTTGAACTTGTCAAGGGGGTTGGAGCAAATATTTGAATTTTTCCTCGGAGGCAATATGTTTTACGATGTGTTCAAAAAGCTCTGTGATGATCGGGGCATCAATCCGACGCGCGCAAGTGTAGAGATCGGCTTCAGCCGTGGCAGCGTGTCTTACTGGAAGAAGCGCTATTTGGAGGGCTTCGACGCAAAGCCCGATTCTTACACCGCTGAAAAGATTGCGGACTATTTTGACGTTTCAGTGGATTACCTGCTGGGAAGAACGGACGATCCGATTGACTACGACAAAAACGGGGACGCACTTGCAGAAATCCCGCTCACCTATGTTGAGGCTGCGAACGGTGATATGAAGAAAGCTCGGCAAATGATGCTTGCCGTCGATGCCGACGCGCTGCGGGAGCGTGACGCCATGCCAGAGGTGTATCGTCAATACCTGAAGCTGGACGAAATTGACCGCGCGAAGGTTGAAGCGTATATCACCGGTCTGCTGTCGTCCGATAAGTACCAGACGGTCGCTAAAGCAAAGAATGCCTGATGCGGCGTGAGGGAAAAATCCTCTACGTCGATTTCAAACGCTTTATGAGGTGAAGGGAGGTCGTGGTCATGGATGGACACGATTACGAATATCTGGTCGCAAAGTACCTTCGCGGGCACGGCTACACCGGCGTTAAGGTGACAAAGGGATCAGGTGATTTTGGCGTCGATGTTACGGCCCACAGGGCCGGGCACAAATACGCCGTACAGTGCAAATACTACTCAAGCCCTGTGAGCCTTGGCGCGATACAGGAAGCAGTAGCCGGAAAAGCGCTCTACAACTGCGACCGTGCAATGGTTGTCACCAACAGCACATTCACAAAAGCCGCACGCGAGTTGGCAAATGCGAATAACGTTCTTTTGCTGGAAAACGTCCGCAGCGCAGGAGCCTTCCGTTTCTCGCAGTTGCCGAAGGGCGTGAGAATTTTTCTGCTCGGCGCGTATCTGTTCGCAGCGTCCGCTCTCTTTGTTGCCATGCTGGACATCAACAAAGAGCAACCCTTCTGGACAGCGGTGTATAACGTGGTAACAACGATGACGTTCATGCTGTTCCCACTGTGGATAGGCCCTGCAATTCGCGGTGTCAAAAAGTTGTTTCAGCTGATTTACATTAAGGGCAAAATTAGAAAAGTTGAATCGACGCTCGATCAAATGGCAGTTTCCGCACAATCAGTACAGCCCAAAATTAACGCTTCCGCATTACAGCCATTTCTGCCTATTGAAGTCCGTGATAATCGAGACGAATTCGCAAACAACCTGTCCGAATTGTCAGTGCTTACAACGTCCGCAATTCAGCGCAAATGTAAATGCGGAAACAACTGTGCGTATGCAGTTCTTCAAAACCTACAGGTCTACGGAATGATTCGAGAGATTCGGCAATTCACATACGAATGGACAGAAAAAGCCCTCCTGCTGGGCGCAGAAGGGCGTAACGGGTAAACAGATATGTCGATAGATATTAAATGGCAGGTGCCAATGGCAAAGCCGGAGGTTAGCGAACTGGCCGTCGTATATGCCCGGTATTCAAGCCACAGTCAAGGAGAACAGTCCATCGAAGGGCAGCTCTCCAACGCAAGGGACTACGCCGCCGCACACGGCTACACCATCGTGCATGAATACGTTGACAGGGCAAAGAGCGGTCGGACAGATAACCGCGCCGAATTCCAGCAGATGCTGAAGGACACGGCCAAACGGCAATTCTCCGTTATCATTTTGTGGAAAGTTGACCGCTTTGGACGCAACCGCGAGGAGATCGCCATAAACAAGATGAAATGCCGCAAGAACGGCGTGCGCGTCGAGTATGTGGCGGAAACCATCCCGGACAGCCCGGAGGGCGTGATCCTCGAAAGCGTACTGGAAGGCTTCGCGGAGTATTACAGCCTACAGCTTTCGCAGAACATCCGCCGTGGCCGTGCTGAGAGCGCCGAGAAGTGCCAGTCGCTGGGCGGAAACCGCCCGCTTGGCTACAAGACCGGGCCGGACAAGAAGTTCATCATAGACGAAAATACCGCGCCCACAGTGAAGACGATCTTCACCATGTATGCGGATGGCAAGACAGTTACGGAAATCGTTGACAAGCTGAATGAAATGGGTCTGCGGACGTTGCGCGGTGGCCCCTTCACCAAGAACAGCTTGCATTCGATTCTGAAGAACAAGAAATACATCGGCATTTATGAGTATCAAGGCCGCGAGATCAAGAACGGCGTTCCTCGGATTATCGAGGACGACGTGTTTAACAAAGTACAGGAAATGCTGAAGATCAACAAACGAGCACCGGCGAAAACATGGTCGCGCGCCGACTACATCCTCACGGACAAGCTGTTTTGCGGCAAGTGCGGCGCTCTGATGTTCGGCGAGAGCGGCACCAGTAAAACCGGCGCAAAGCATAATTACTACATCTGCTCCAACAAGAAGCGCTTCCGCTCCTGCGACAAAAAGGCCGTGCGACAGGCAGACATTGAGGACACCGTGCTCAACGCCACCCATGAGCTGCTGCAAGACGACGAGCTGCTGGACTACATCGTTGACCGCACATGGGAGTATTACCTTGCACAGGACAACAGTCAAGAGGAGCTGCGTAACCTTCAGCGGCAGCTTGCACAGACTGACACCGCCATATCAAACCTCATTCGGGCCATTGAGGCCGGAATACTGACCGAGGAAACCAAGAAGCGCATGGACGAGCTGACGCAGCAGAAAGCCGACCTGAAGGCGTCCATTGCCGACAGGGAAATCGCCCGCGGTTTCCACCTGCAAAAATCCCATATCGCATTTTATCTCCGCAGCCTGCGTGATGCTGACTGGTCGGACAAAGAGGCACAAAAGCGCCTGATCCAGACCTTCGTGAACGCGGTATTCGTTTACGACGACCACATAACGTTGACGTACAACTTCAGCGGAGATAAAAGCACCGTCACACTGCGTGATATGCAGCGTTTTGAAGACGGGGAGGAGTTCGGATGCCGTGCGTCTCGCTCCACCAATTTAATCGCAGGTCGAACCCCTGAGGTGACGATAGTCGTCTTGCCTTACGGTTTCGTACTTGTGACCCAGATTAAGGATAGGCTTTGAGCCTGTCCTTTTTCTTTTGGTAGTCGGTAGTCCGTTTTAACGAATTTTCCTTATATATACGTGTAATACGAGGGAGCGACGAGATTGCGCTTTGAGTCCCTTTACTTTTTGGAAAAATCTTTTCAGTTTTTACGAACTACCAGCACTACCAGATGGCCAAAAGCCTTGTAAATCAAGGACTTTCTTCGGTAGCAGGCTCAGTAGCAGAGGGCTCGGGCTCGACTACCTCGACTGCTACGGAGACCCGCAGGAGCTGTCCTTCGGGGACGAAGGCCTTGATTTGCTTTACAAAGCTCGCCGCGTTGAAGGCTCCGGAGAAGCAGAACGAGAAGTTTTCCAAAGTTATTTTTTTTGTCGGCGCATTCGCGCTGATACCGTAGTCCTCTCGGAATCTCTCGAGGTCGTCCTTCGTAGGCTGAAAACCTCGCTTGAAGGAAAAGCCTCTCTTGCTCAGGTAAACGCCGACCGCACCGGCGTTCGCGCCCATAAGCTCGGCGAGCGCAGAAGGCCCGACGCGGTACTTGTCAACGATGTTCTGCACGTAGCTCTTCTGCAAGCCCTCGGGAAGGGCCTTGAATTCTGCGTAAGTGATACGCTTTTTCAGGTTGAGCGTGTAGGTAGGACCGCTCATTTCTCTCATCTCCTTTGCCGTGTATTGCGGTAGGCGGCAACCGCTATGGCTGATGCGCTTCTTAGCACTCCGGGCCGTTATCGCCTTTTCTCGTACATCTTCTTTGAAGAGGTACTCTTCGTCTCTCATATAAACCTCCCCGGGCAAGCCCCAGACCTCCCGTATCGCGTTTTAGCTCAGGGGCCCTTAGATTTTACCCTCTGAAAACTTTGGACGCGATACGGGCCATTCTGGAGTCCTTTTAGTCAGCCCTCTCCATAGCGACCTCGCAGATACCGCAAATGAGGCTGAGGTCGGCGGTCGTCTTAACTTCCTGCCCGCAGACCGGGCAAACGTAGCGGTGAGGCTTTTCGCGTTCGGCCTTCGCTTTCTCCTCAGGCATAACGCGGGCGAACGGGACCTCAAGTACAAAGCCGTTATCCTCGAGGGTCTTCTTGAAGGCTTCGGTCGGATTTGTGTGGGAGAAGCCCACGGTACGGTCGTATCCGATTTCAAGGTCTCTTGCCTCAGCCTCAGCCTTGAAGGTCTTGTTGTGGTAGCGGCCCTTCTGGCAAGTGTCCTGAATCTCATTCACGAGGCAGTAAAGATGGACCATCTCGTGACACATCGTCGCAGCCGTGTTAGCAGACGGACGATTGAGGAACTCGGCGCCGATGTTGATTTCGTACTGGCCGTCGTTCTCGCTCTTCCAAATCTTCTTAGTAGAGCAATGACCGTAAGCCTTAGGTGTGGACTGAACGGTGATGACCGGTTTCGGCAGCGCGTTGTCGAAGTAAACGCGATTCAGAATGTCGAACAGGCTCTCGAGCTTAGTCACGACATCCGACATTTTCATGGGCTCGTCGTGTTTGACCTCAGTCTCAGCGGTCTCATTGACAACCTCGACGAGAGTCTCAGGCTCTTCGTAGAGCTTCCAGCGGCGGTCATAGCTTGCAGCAGCCATGATACTCGGCTCAGCGTTAGGCTCGTCCACGGGGACGGAGTGAATCTTGCGATTCTCCTCGTCAATGCTCACGACCAGACGGACCTCGTTGGTTTCCTTGTTGATAATCTTCTTGTTAGCGATAATGCTCATGTCTTTCATTATGTTTGCCTCCTTTGTAATTCCCAGTGTTTTCCAACTGACAATTATATTTTACCGTGTTCAGTAGAAAAAGGGAGCGCGTAAAACTGCCGGGATTCTGCGAACTTTTCGTTGCAGTTCTACCGCTTTTGGTAAGTAGTCAAGTCCCGGACTGCGGCGTCAAACTTTTCAAGGACCATATCAAGGTCCGTTCCGTTAAAGCACGCAAAGCCTTCCTCGGCGTCAAAGATAGCTTGATTGAAGTCTTTGCGCCGCGCGTCATGGTGAGGGCTGTCTACCGTAAGGCGTTTGACGAAGGCCTTTCTCAGTTCCTCATACATCGCTTTCCTCCTTATCCGGTTTTGTCAGGTCCTCGGGCTGGCAGTCGAGAGCCTGCGCGAGCTTGAGCGCCGTTTTGAGCGTGATATTCTCAGGCTTGATGATACCGACCTCAATATCACGGATTTTCTGATAGCGGATTCCGCTGACTTTCGCCAGTTCGGTGCGGCTATAGCCTTTCGCAAGCCGCAAATCTTTAAGTCCCAAAGTGTCGTTCTCCTTTCACCGCGGGGCACAAGGCCCCGCGGATTCATAGATTGATGATTAGATATAGAAGCCGAAGCAAACGCCGCTGGCGCTGCTGGCGTAGTTAGCGTCCGCGTAGCCGCTGCTGCCCACACTGCAGAAGGCGTTGGAGTTGCTCCCACTAGGAGAACGCTCCCACCACCAGTACGCATCTCCGTCTTCGTCGACCTTGATACGGTTGCGGCGGTCCTTGAAGTACTCGAACTGGAAGCCGCGGTCAGGGTCGTTCTCGGTCCAGTCGTGGTCGCCGAAGACCTCCATCTCTGAGAAGAGCCAGAGCTTGTCCTCCTCTTTGCCGAACTTGCGGGGCTTGATAGCCGCGACGAGCTCGTCAGGAAGCAGCGCGATAATTTCCTCGTTGAGGTAGCGACGCATATCGCAGGTAAGCCAGCCTCCTTTGTTGGTCCAGTCCTCATTCATGCAGTGGTAGCCGAGCAGGTTCTTCAGTCCGATAACACCGTCGTCCACGACGACGAACACGACCTCGCGGCCGTCCTTGAGAGTCTCGACGATTTCATCGCCGACCTTGAGCGTACCCGGATTCGCCCAGTTGAAGGCGCGGGTCTCTTTCGTTGTGATAGTTGCCATAATAAAAACCTCCTGAAAAATATTTGCTTATAAGAGCGTTCCGCCCTTGAGAAGCCTTCTGATAGTCCACACATCGGAGCAGTACATCGGCGTAAACCAGTAGTTCTCCAATGAGTCGTCCGAGCACATGGGCTCGGTAAGCGAGTTGCCTACTTTGATATAACCGGCGACGCCGAGAAGCGAGAGCTGGATATAACACATATAGGCTACGGTGTAGTCAACGTCCTGCGCGGTCACGAGAATGTGATTCTGCCAGTTCAGACCGGCCTTGCCTATCTGCTTAGCCGCAGCGTGAACGCCGGCAATCAGAGTAGCGCCGGCACCGCAAGCGCAGTCGTTAATTGAGATATAGCCTTTCGCCTCGATAGTCGGCAGCACGTTGCTGCAAGTCATTTCTGCCATCATTCGGCAAACATCGTAGGGCGTAAAGAACTGCCCGCCGGAGTCATTGCCGAGGTTAAGCGCCATGAAGATACTTCCGAGGAAGTCCTGCTCCGGATTCTTCTCGAGAGCAAGGACCACTTCCGCAGCGAGCTGAGGAAAAATCTCCTGCTCCTTCTTGCTGTACTTCTGAATCCGCTTGAGGTAGAGCTCTTCGCGCTTTTCAAAGTGAGACTTGTCGACTGCGTTCGAGATAGCGCAAGCATACATTGTAACGAAGTCCTGCCAGACCTCCCACGGAGTCCAGCGGTATGTAAGCTCACGAAAGAGCTTTACAAAAGGTTGGTCGTCAGTCTTACCGACTCTTTTTGCCATTGATTTGCCTCCTTTAATAAAGTAGTGTGTTAAAGCAATCAGCCCGAAAGAAACGCCCTTGCGGGCGAATCTTTCTCAGACGATATTGACCTCGTAAATGAGGTAGTCGGTGAAGTCTTCCGTGCGGTAAAGGTACGGCGAGACCCGCTGCGGTCGGTCGGAACGGCTCTCGACAAAGGCCTGCGCCTTTTCTAAGGTTGAGTAACCTTCCTGACTGACTTTCCCGAGGCTCGCCTCGGGAGTCACCTGAACGATGTAAACTTTCATATTATTGCCTCCTTGTTTTTAATGTCAAGAGGTTACCTTTCGCAGCGCGCTTACCGCTTGAAGCTCGTAAGCTGGGCGGTGCTGCCCGCATTCTGTTTTATCCTCTTGACATTATTTATTATGCCGCGTTTTACTGATTTCGGGAGCGCGCAAAACAGCCGGGATTCTGCGAACTTTCCGTTGCGGTTTTACCGCTTTCAGTCAATCAGGCAACCACCTTGCAACGCGTGAGAACAGTCTGCTTGACGCCGTTCCGTTCGTTGTGGGCTTTGATTGTGGCCTTGAGGGTCATACGCTCTTGAAGCTCAATAGGTCGAGACGCGTACCAGATAAAGACGTTTCCTGCCTCATCAACGAACTTATAAAGATAGGTGGTACCGAAGTCGTTATACCATGAGGTGAGAAGCACTGCAGCAGTCAAGTCGAGGGTCAGACGAGTACCCACTTCTCCAACATACGCCGAAGTATTTTCCATGTTTGCTCTCTGTTCTTCCCGGACTTTGCGCTCCATATAATGCTCATACGCGAGAGGCATGTATGCCAGCCGGCCGACCTGCTTAGCCGTTACATATTCGCCCTTAGCAAATACAGAGCAGTTACGCTCGAGGTCACTTGCAGAGTCAAAGTCAATATCAAGCAGCCAACTATTGATAAGCTCGGCCTGCGTCTTTGCTTTATCGGAGACAGCTACTTGCTCGCGGAGCTTATCAAGAACAACTTCCCGCGTGCTATCCTGCTCGTCGCTTTTGCGGTAGCCGTATTCCTGAATTGCGTCGTAAGCGCAGGCGAGAATCTGGCGGACCTCAAACATTTGCGCGCCCCGGCGGGTATTCCAGTCAGTCATAGAGCAATCAAGGTCCTCAGGAAAGAGGTCTCTCACTTCGGCCCAGAGAGCGGCAGTCGCCGGGCTGATTCCAGTGTAGTCATGCAGGCAAGCACGTCCGACCTGTCGAGTACCGCCCTCGGCGTTCTCAATGAAGAAGGTAACGGCGCGCTGGCGATTCGTATTGCAGTGGTCGCAATGAGGAGCGGCGGTAAACCACTCGGCGCGGGCTTTCCGCTTACCGAAGCAGCTTACGACATTTCCCTTGTCCCCGTGCTCGACCTTAGCGAGAACAGTCCAGCCGTTCGCCTTGATAAGCTCTTCGCAAGCAATATCAAAATCAACGGCCGCGACCTTGTAGGAGCCGGCTTTGTGAGAGAAGTCGTCGAAGATGTTAACCGTTTCAGGGTGTTCGTCGGAAATGGTGTAAGAGAACGGAACATTATAGCGGGCAGCTTTTTTAGCGAGCTTATTAAGACGCTTGCTGACTTCCTCAGCCTTATCTGCGTAAACAGTAAAAATCATAATCGTTACCTCCTTAGGGTTTACTTTCTTGCCTGAATGCGATATAATATATGAACACTCTCGAGCTCAGCCGGTCTTGCGGCCGGCCAAGCTCTCGAGCGGACGAGGTTAGTCGTCAGTTACGTATTCAAGGTACTCGGTGTCGGTCGCGAAGAGCATGTACTCTCCGTTTACCAAACCCATGAATCCGTAGTCGGTGTGGTAGCCGTCCATGATTGACCTCCTTTCCGAGCTCTCGTTGTTCCAGCAACGGGGGCTCTTTTCTTTGTCAAGGTTTTCCCCTTGACAATTATTATTTTACCGTGTTTGGTAAGAAAAGGGAGCGCGCAAAACTGCCGGGATTCTACGAACTTTCCGTTGCGGTTTTACCGCAAATAGTAAAAGGCCGGAGCCGACCCACGAAGGAACGACTCCGGCCTTATCTCTTAGGCGAGCTGATTTACTTTTTTCTGTACGGCGGCGTAGTCATACCCCGCAGCTTCAAGCCGCTTCTTACGCTCTGCGCCGTTGCCCCACTTGCCTTGCAGGACTTCTCTGGCAAGCTCGTCGACCGATTTACCGGCACCCGCAGCCGAGCCCTGCTCGGTAGTGATGAAGGCCGAGAAGCCTGCCGCCTGCAGCTTCTTCAACGTAGCCTCCGCATTCGCTCTGACCTTGAATGCGCCGACCTGAATCTTGTAGAGGTCTCCGACCTTCACCATATAGGTATCAAAGCCTTTCGCCTTGACCTTAGCCAGCATGGCATCTGCGTTTGCCTTGGCCTTAAAGGCGCCCGTCTGGACGCGATACAAGCCCCCAGACGGCTTTTCAGGCTCGGGCTTGATATTTGTACTCCCGAGGCGTTTGTTGACCTCAGAGGCAATCTGGGCGTGCCGTTCATAGAGGTATGTACCGGGGCAGCTCTTATTCGCAAACCACCGGTGCACGGTCATGTTCTGCTTGTCCGGCTGACCGATAAGAGACTTGTCGGCTTTCCACTTGAGCTCCTTGATACCATTGCGCTTGCAAATATCGACGAGCAGGTCGATGAGCGCGGCGTAGGCCTTTTCCGTTACGGCGTACGGCTCTTTGGTGTCGCTGGCGACCTCAATCGTGATTGCACGGTTGTCGTTCGCCGCGTTCGAGGAGCACCACGAGCGGTCTTTCTCCTCAACGTACATACCGATACGGCCGTCGTACCCGATACCGTAGTTGCTGGACGCCTGCCGAGAAGTAGGCGCGAACACGTTGCCGAGGGTCTCGACCGAGCATTGACCGACCACGCAATGGATAGTTACGGTATCGATTTTGTGGTTACGGGGGCTCGATTTATTCGGCGAGATTTTCGTATAGCTTACGAGCGGGCTGTTACTCATTTTCGGTACCTCCTTCTGTCTTAGCGTTCAGGATAGCCACGAACTTAGTAAAGGCCTCCTTGATGTACTTGCAGGCCACGAGCAGCACGGCGCCGATAATAATGAGGTCCGCGAAGAGGTCGGAATACTCCTCGGGAATCGCCCAGCCGACTTGATTTGCGAATAGGGGCAGAGTCGTGATTGCCGTGCAAAGCAGCGTCAGCCCGACCACGAAGGTCAGAATCTTGAGACCGCTCGCAATGAGCTTGTCCTTGTCAAAGGACTCATGCAGAATCTTGATGTTGTACCAGAGCGAAAAGGCAACATTCGCGAGGTACGCGGCGAGGAAGATAAGCATGGCCCAGCCGATGTTGATAAGGTTTTGCAGTACGCTTTCTAACATGGTTTTAGTCCTCCTTTGAATCATTGTATATATCAGGCCCGTACTTCTTACGGAGCTTGATTCGGTTTTCGGCTTTCGCCTTACTGTAGTAGAAGCCGGTCGCGGTAGCGAGCTCGGCGAAGATGGCGGGGATAAGGTACGCAAGCGGCGAAGTGTCGCCGGTTTTCCAAACAATGGCCAAAGTAAAGACCGTTACGACTCCCGTAACGGTCCCGACAATGGCGATTATGATTTTGGAAAACTCTCGTTTCTTAGCTCTCATCAGGCGGCGATACCGGCAGCTCTAAAAACTTGTTATGGAGGTCGTCCATAACGCCGTTCACGCCGAGGGAGTGGTACTGCTTCCAGCAGTTCTCGAAGTTTTCCCGGGCGTAGATAGGAGCGAAGCCGCGTTCCTCCCATTTGTTGTAGTCGCTAATCATCTGCGACCTGAGCAAGGCTTGCAGTCCCGCCTTTACTGCAGCCGTGTCCAGAGCGTTCTTCTTGACGAAGGAGTGCAGGTACTTGAAGACGGCCGCAATGAGCGCAGGCGCGCCAAGAAGGCAGAGCCATTGATAAACCGTCATTCAGTAACCTCCTCCCAGCCGTAGACCCCCGGCTCCCAAACGTTATTTGCAGCAGTGCTTACCCAATGCTTGCCGTTATGCGCCACCTTGTCGCCGAGCGCGTAGGCGTCATGCGCGCCGAGGGGCTGAGACCATTCGGGGTACTCGACCGTAGGGTCTCCGATTTCCTTCCATAGGCTTGCAGTAGCCGGCGGCGTCCAATCTGCTTGCGAGCTGTGCGCTTGTACGCAGCGGTACAGTTTTCCTTTGTAAGAGCAAATCGCCTTGACCGCATAAGCTACCGGGTATGCCCATTCTGAAAACTGCTCGGCGTGTTCCGTGAGAGTCGCGTCGTCGAGCTGTTCTGTCTCTGCCATTTTCACGAAAACAAGACTCGCAAGCTCCGGGGCCCGCGCTTTTGCGAGGGCGGTCAGATTCGCCTCAGTCGTGTAGAACTCCCCGGCATGGTAGAAGTAGAAGCCGGCGACAACTTCTGCGGGAACTTTCTCGACCTCAACGAGGGTGTGCCGGTCGCAGAGATACCCGACCTGCTGAGTAGGCCAGAAGGTGTTGGAGTCGTTCGAGTAAATCGCGTCGGCCTTGTCCTGTTCACTGAGAACAACAACGCCGTTCGCCTGCTTGCGAACATAACAGGGGTGCTCGCAGATTTCGACAATGAGATTTGCCGAGTTTGTGATTAAGTACATAGCGCTTTCCTCCATTCGATTTTATTGTTCGGGTGGAATCCGAACAGTTTCTTAAAATATAGGTCCATGCGCTCGACGGCATGGAAGCTGTTTCCTCGCTTCATGTGCCCGCGCCAGCTCTCATAGGCGCTGCAAATATCCGAGAGCGGAAATACACGCCGGACGAACTTGCCGGCAATTTTCACGACTCTGCCCTCGATATTCCAGAGCTTGAACTTCTTGAGCTTGCGCCGGATTTTCTTAATACTCTCAAAGCTCATTTTGCGAAGGACCTTCCCGGTCTCCGTCAGCTTGAAGCGGATTTGCAGGAACTTGAAGCCCTCGCTGAGCTTCTTGATTTTCGTCTTCTTCGTATTAAGAATAATGCCGAGAGAATCACAGACCTCTTTCATGCGAGTAAGACACTCTTTGAGGTATTCCTTGCTCGGGTGAATCAGATAGCCGTCGTCCATATATCTGGCGTAGCCTTTAATGCCGAGCTTTTCCTTGATGAAGTGGTCGAGCTTGTTCGGCAGCATAAGAGCGGCAGTCTGCGAGATTTGACTTCCGAGCCCGTAACCGATGGGGCCGAAGTTATCGAGACACTCATTTGCGAGAGCCCTGATTCTCACGTCATGCACACGTTTTGCCAGCTCACGGCTGACCGGCCAATGCTGCGCGTTGGCGAAGTAGTTGGAGAAGTCAAAGAGAAGAACATAGCCCTCCCGCCCGTACTTCCTATAATGCCTTTGCAGGTGGCAGGAGAGGCGGTTGAGAGCGAAGTCGATTCCCTTGTTCTCGGTACTTGCGCCGTTGTCATAGATGAACGACGGTTTTAAGGTCGGGTTGATGACCTTATCGCAGAGCGTTCTCTGCACGACACGTTCGCTGATATGAATGCTCCTGATGTGCCGCATTTTTCCTCGGTCGTAGAGGTCGAACTCAATAAAGCCTCGGCTCTTATACGTCCCGTTAAGAAGCGCGCGGCGAGTTGCGGCCGTATTCGTTACGAGATTGAAGCGGTAAGTCTGCGTGGAGCTTTTCCAGCTAACGCCTCGGCAGCAGATATGCCCGGATTGATATAGATTTTCATAAGAAAAGACGTCCTCAAAATCTCCGCAGGATTTGCTGAGAGCGAGGCGTCTTTCTTGCCGTTTCTTGACTCGCCTCTGATAGCGAGCCTCGTGTCTTTCTTCGCTTGTCATTAAAAAATATCCCCTTTGTACAGTGTTGCACGCGTAAAAGTAACTGCATAGTAGTACCGCCCATGAAACACGGTCCGCGTAAACTGCGCCATGCAAGCAGCGTCCGAGCGACTACATCAAAGGAGTGTTTTAGCCAAAAGGCAGGGTACGAGTCATCCTTCCATAAAGGTACTGATTTCGGCAGTTTCCCGCTTACTACGTCGGACCTGATTCCTTATGGAATCCGAAGCAAACGCCGTTGGTGTTGTTGGCGTTGTTATTGTTCGCGTTGCCGTTGCTGTTCACATTGCAGAAGTTGTTGGAGTTGCTCCCATTAGGAGAACGCTCCCACCACCAGTTCGCAGGACAAGACAACAGTATCATGACAGGACCCATATATCGGTTAGGGCAGATTCTTGAATCGTTCCTTATCCGATTTCTTTACGCCGGAAATTAGCTTAGCCTCCTCACTGATGAGGGAAGCCCACTCCTCGAGAGAATTATCGAGCCAGCGCAGCTTTTCAGGATTCTGCTTGAGAAGGTCTGCCATAATTCCGAGCTGACCGATAAGCGCTTGAAGCGTGGCGTTTGCCTCGATAAGGTGGTCCCGTCGAAGCTGGACCTCGTGTTGATTTCCGGGAAAAACGCTGTTCGCCATTTTGACCTCATTGTAGACGGTATCGGCGAGAGCGCTTAGCTCCTGAGCGCCGTAAAAGGTGTACCTCTTCGGCATTTTCAGGCAGCATTTTCTTGTATGCACGGCGAGCTTGCGCGCAGTCTCTACGAACTGGACCGAGCTGTCTCCTCGCAGTGCTTTATAAACTGACATAGTTAGCTTTTACCTCCTACCGGGGCCACAAGGGCCCCGGATTTACTATAGATAGTAGATTAAACACAGAAGCCGAAGCAAACGCCGTTGGTGTTGACGGCGCCGTTATTGCCCGCGTTGCCGCTGCTGCTCACAACGCAGAAGTTGTTGGAGTTGCTCCCATAAGGAGAACGCTCCCACCACCAGTTCGCAGACCCGGAGCCGTTGGAGAGGTATTTGATTCTGTTCGCGGCGGTAGCAAAGTAGCTGTACTGCGAGCCCTCACCGGCTTTCGAGTAGGTAGTCGAGCCGAAAATCTCAATCTCAGAGAAGAGGAAGAGCTTCATCGAGTTTGTGTTGATAGTCGAGCTCTGACTGCCTGCGGAGGTTTTCTTATTGACGCTCTTGAGCACCGCCTGCAGGTCGGACGGCAGAGTCGGCAAAAGCGTGTTTTGCAGCCACGAGTACATTTCAGAGCCGGTAAAGCCACCGCTATTTGTATTCGAGGCATTCATTCGGCGCGTAGTTGCCATAAGATTTTTCATGCCGAAGGTAATACCGGCTTTACCGCCGCTTGCGAGGTCGTCATGATTGAAGCCCATAATTACGAGCGTCAGGGTCTCGCTTCCGACCGTGATGTCCTTCGTATCGCCGACAGACCAAAGCTGAGAAGCCTTGCCTGCGGCGGAGGCCTTAGCAATCTGCGCCCATGTGTTCTTAGAGAGCACGCTGTTGAAGAACAGGCACTCGACGGAGTAGGTCTGCCCGGAGGTCGTGATTGCCACGCTCACGGGGTCGGTTGTCTCCCCGCTCTTCGTAGCGGTAACGGTATAGGTACCGGACGCGGTAATCGTCAGGGAGAGCACACCGCTTGAAGGCACCGTGCCGGAGAAGGTCTTCGTACCGTTCGTGGCGGTAACGACAGCGCCGGAGTCCGAAGTTACTTTCAGCGTCGCCGAGAAGTAGGAGAGCGTGATTTTGTACTGCTTCACATCATCTACGATAACGCTCTCAGTCGCGGTCTGCCCGTCCTTTGTAGCCGTTACGACCCATGTACCATATCCCGTCAGGTTGAAGGTCACGGTGCCGGTACTCGTAGCAGTCAAGGTCTTAGAGCCGCATTTGCAGGTAACGGAACTGCCGCTCGGAATTGTGGCAATAATCTGAGGCGGCACGCCGACCGTACCGAGCTGAGAGTCGGGAATCTTGCCGTCGCTTCCCAGAGTAGCTACGCCGCCTGCCGCGCCTTTCTGAGAGGTAGGAATATAGCCGAGGGCGGGAATCTGCGCGACCGGGACCTTCTTATTCGCGCCAAGGGACGCAACGCCGTTCGCTGCGGCCTTCTGCGAAGTAGGAATATAGTCGAGCGAAGGAAGCTGTCCAGAAGGGACCTTGCCGTCAGAGCCCAGACTCGCAACGCCTCCCGCTGTGCCCTTTTGAGAAGTAGGGATGTAGTCCATAGCGGGAAGCTGCCCCGAAGGGACCTTACCGTCAGAGCCGAGGCTTGCGACGCCGCCTGCTGCGCCTTTCTGTGAAGCTGGGATATAGGACAGGTTCGGAAGCTGACTCTCCTTCAGCTTGCCGGACTCATCGAGGTCCGCCTTGTCCTTGAGTGCGGCGTCGATTTTATCCGCGTTCTCATTGAGGTCTGCAATGTCCGCAAAGTCTTCCGGCGCCGGCTTTTTCAGGTTGTAGTTGTTTGTGTAGGTAGCCATTAAGTAAGTACCTCCTCCTTCAAATCTTTCCACGTGAGCGGCTTGACCTCGCTCCATTTATAGGGCTTGACCTTAGCCCACGTGTTATAAAGAAGCTCTACCGTAAAGACCATGTTGTACGGCAGAATGCGCTCAAGCGTCTCGGAGATAATCGTCTCCTGCTTCTTGACGCCGAGCGCGACTTTCACATTGACGGTAAAGGTCGCCGTCGTGATAGTCAAAACATAACCTCCCGCCCCGCAGAGAGACTCAAGCAGAGCGGCGAGGCTTTTCCTTGTGTAGGGAATATTTTCGTTGTACCGACTGAGCAGCCGGAGCTTGCGGTCGTCAAGAGTATCGGTCGCGAAGGGCGTGATACCCAGCATTTTCTCCCGGCGTGCCACGCCGTTCTCGGTAGCCTCAGAGATAAACTGGTCGTTCATGCAATCCTCGCAGGCGTCCCAGATAGCTTGTACCTCCGGGGTCTCCGCTTCCATGATTGCCCGCATTTCCTGCACGTCTTTCAGCACGTCTGGAAGATACTCTTTGAGGTCGATGGTCCTGATGTTGTTGAAATTACGCATTTGTGAACGACCCCCTCACCGCAACCGCGTCCTTATCGAGCGTGAGATTTCCTGCCTGACCGTTCAGAGTCGTGCCGGAAATATCGACAATACCGGCGAGCGCGAGGAGTCTCGACTCGATTTGCGATACGCGGACAATCAGCCCTGCCTCTTTACTCCATGTCGAATTGAGTTCGAGATAGTAGGCGTCAAGAGCGCTCTGAATGTACGGGAGGCACTCGGTCAAGTTCCAGCCGGAGGCGAAAGTCAGGGTCGTAGAGATATTGACCGTAGTACCTGCTGCGCCGACGACCGTAACCTCATGGTCAATAGGGGCAAGACCGATACCGTCGCCGCTGTTCTGTGTCGGGTCGATGGTCGTCTGCACGGTATTGATAAGGGTATCGGAAGGCGGTTGGTAGTCACTTCCCGTAATAACGAGCTTGACCGTTCCGGGACCTTTCCACGCACGGTAGGGCTTGCACCCGCCGACGCCCGGCAGTGCCTCGGTGACTTCGATATACTGCCCGCGGTTGAAGCCGTAGGACTGATTCTCAAAGCTGTTGAGGTAGCGCAGTCTCAGGGTCTCGGTCGCTTCTTCGTCTTCACCGTTAATAACGATACTCGTCAGCTCCGCGGTCGCGAGTCCCTCGATATACTCGATGGGAATAAGCTGACCGGTGTAGCCGTTCGGGTCCGCACCGGCGGTCTCACAAGTAAGGTAATACTTGAGAGACTCGATTTTCTCGGTCACGGCCCAGTTGTATTTATCGCAGGAGAAGCGCGTGCCGACAGGAATATCCATACTGAACTCGCCGATACCCACGGCGCAGGTCGCCGGCAGAGGCGTGATACCGCGCTCAGCGCAGCGCATGATAAGGTAGTCTCTGCTTGCGGTGTCTGCGAAGGTCTCATTGAGTACAGTATCGAGAGCCACATAAATCATGGCGCTCTCAAGGGAGTTCGGCGCAAGCGCATCGAAAATAATCGAGCCCTCGCGCTTATCAAGGCTTGACGCTACGCGGGCGAGTTTCTCTTGAAGAATCGCCTCATAGGTTTTATCCTCATACATCGGTTTCCACCTCCAAATCGCCGAAAATGCTATGCACGGTAAAGGTGACGTGCACGGTCTTTTTTCCGGTCTCAAACTCGAAGCCGTCTACTGCGGTGATTCGGTCGTCCTGCAGTAGGGCCTCTGTAATGCAACGCTTAATCTCTGGAAGCGCATACTCTTTCGGCTGGCCGATAAGCTCGACGAGCTCAACGCCGTAGTTCCATGAGTAAATGAGATAGGCGTACCGCTCCGTGCTGAGAATCAGGTAAATAGCCTGCCTCAGCGACTCGAGTTCGTCTACCATGCCGCGAATGCGCCCATGCTCAATATCCAGAGCGTAAGTAAGACTCGGCTGAGTCTCGACCTCAAGCGTCAGGAGGTCATTGTCTACTTTCGGTATCATGTAGGTGCCTCCACTCTGTCTATGATAATAAACTTCTGCCCGCCGTCGGTACGGAGAAGTAGCACTTGCTCGCCGGCTTTCAGCCCGAGGTGGACCTTGAAGGCCTTCTTGCCCTTGTAGGCATGCTTGTGGCTCGCAAATGAAGCGTCTCCGCTTCCGCCCGCGGTGTTTTCGGTCTGATGGTCTACCGTCATATAGACGGTATAGTCCCGGACCGCGTTCGTCAGGATAAGCTGCGCTGCGGTGAGCTCGAGCTTTTGGTCGACCTGCACCTTGAGCGGCGATACGCTCGTCACCTTGCCGAGAACAAAGGCGAAGGGCTTAGCAGCGTTGACCGCCTCCAGCGCGGCGCGTTTTACGTTTTCTAAAAAGCCGTTCATATCAAGTGACAAATGTACCACCTCGCAATTTCAAGTCCATCAGGTGTTGCTCTTGCTTGAATTTGTGCGTCACCGATTCGACCAGTAGGTAGCTCTGGACGTTGATGTCTCCGAGCCCCAGCTTAACAATAACGGACGAGCCCGCCCGGACTCTCGTGTCGCCGAGCGCATCGGAAATAGAGAGCGAGCGGGTCTTTGTGTTGTAGAGCTTCAAGAGGGCCTCCGCCTTTGCCGCGCCACTCGAGGAGAGCTCGACGGTATCGGTGTATTGCAGAAGACCCCACTTGTTGATATTCGAGCTGTCCTTCGCAATGAAGATTTCGCGCTTGCCCGAATCCTTGTTCTCAAAGGTAATCTTGATTTGGTTGTAGGTCTGCTTGTCAATGGTGCTCGAATAGGAGTACTCACCGATGGTGTCGGCGTCGATAAGCAGATTCAGCTTCATGCTCTCGATGTCCTGCAGCGTCAGCTTGCCGACTTTATCGTAGAGCACATAGAGCTTAGTTTTCGCCCGAAGCGTCTCATCAAGTGCATTCTGAGCGATGTCAAAGAGCGTAGCGTTGTCCTCAGTCCTCGAGCCGATAACATATCCCGTGTCCTCAAGAGTTCCCGCACTGAGACCGAAGTCCTCAGCTATCATCTTGATAACGTCGCTCGCCTTCTTGTTCGAGTAGACATAGGTGTCCTTATTCTTGAAGTAGCGGAGCTGGTCGTAGGCGGTAACCTCGATAACGTTCGGCGTGCGTCCCGAGCGGCTCTTTGTAAAGACAAAGCCGTAAAACATGTCCGTCCCGTCGACGGACAGCTTTACGGCGTCTCCTTCCTGAAAAGACAAGACGGAATCCTTTACCACGGAAAACTTGAGCTTTCCGGGAGAGCCCTTACGGTCCCACGAAAGGCTGATACCTTCCTCAACAATGGGGTAGAGAATCGTGCTGCCGCTCTGAATGATTAAATCTACTTTACTCATGGAATCGTCAACACCTGCCCCGGGTAAATAAGGTTAGGATTCTTTATCTTGCCCTTATTCGCATTATAGATTTTTGTGTACTGCGCTCCATTGCCGTAATACTTCTTAGCGATGTTCCAAAGGCAATCGCCCTTCTTTACGGTATAGGATTTCGTCTTAGGCTTGCTCGAAGTCTCGCGCTTCTTCTCCTCCTTAATAGTCGGCTTGCGCGCAGCCGCGGCCGGTTTCGTAACCGTGACGGTCTTCGTCGCATAGTCGATATACTGCTTGAGCGTTACCGAAACGGTCACGTCCGGGCCTTTTGTGGCGTCCTCTGTGATGTTGTAGCTCTCAAGGCTTACTTTCATATTCGTGTCGAACAGAAGTCTCCCAGAGGGCGACACACGGCTCACGATAAAGCGGAACGGAGTCTTGCTTGTCATGTAGTTCTCGAAAATGCCGAGGTAGTAGTCAGGTCTGCGGAAGGTACCCGCGAAAGAGTACTGCCCCAGCATAGGGAGAACGACGTCAAAGCTGATTTCGGTCAAGCCGGGAGAGCGCAGGAAGTTTATATCGCCCTCATTGACAAGGGTAAGCGTTTTGTTGTTCCCCTTGATTTTGGTTGTCAGCTTTTGCGGCGTAACCGGTAAAAGCAGACTTCCGAAGTAAAAGCTATACATTATTCATGCACCCCCTCAGCAGCGACCTCGAGCGCTTCCGCGAAGCCCTCGGTCAGAGTATTCAGCACGCCGTCAAGGTCCATATCGGAATCAATGCGGTTAGTCATGCCGGTCATATCGATTTTGACCTCAGCGGTCGTGAAGCGGTTGATTGCTTCCTGCTCCGCAAGGTCCCTCATATACTTCAGGTCCTCGGTCGTTTCCTTCAAGGACGCGGCTGCGCTTCCTGCGCTGTCGTTAATGCCGGCGGTGTCTGCGCCGATACCGTCGAGAGCGGTCTGCTCCGCGGAGCTGTCCGCTGCAGCGTCGGCCTTTGCCTGCGCATAAGCGGCTTGCAAAGCGTCGACAGAAGAATTGAGCTCAGCTTTCAGAGAGTCGATATGCGCGTCTCTTCCGGCTTTCGCACTCGCGAGCTCACTCTCATATGCGGCAAGGTCTGCCGCACGAGCGGACTTTGCGGCCTCGTTTTCTGCGGCCGCAGTCGTTGCAAAGGTCACATGCTCGATAGCGTCGATACTCACGCCGGGGATTTTATTCAGCACCCCGATGAACTTATTGATAATATCGATAGCGCCGTTAATCATGTTTTGGAGAATCGTCAGTACAGAGACCTTCATATCCCCCATGAAGTTCGCGATTGCTACGCCGGCTTTCTGCCAGCAGAGCTTGAGCTTGTCTACGAGGTCAATGACCCAGTAGACGCCGGTAAAGAATGCGAGCTTGACCGCGTTCCAGCCTACGATAAGCGCGAGCTTGCAAATCTCCCACGCATTTTTAACGCCGCCGATAGACTGAATCCACCGATACATCGCCGCGACAAGTACGCCAATGATAAGGGCAATCCAGAGAATCGGATTCGAGAGGAGCGAAACAATAAGGGCCTGATTTGCTGCGACAGCCAGCCACTGGGCAGCGGCATGGACGACCCACGCAACGGCGAGAATGCCGACCGTAGTAGCCAGCCCCACGAGTACCGCGCTGACCATATCTGCGTTCTCCGTGAGGAAGGCGACGATATTATTCAGCCACGAGACGATGGTCGTAAGGACCGGCAGAAGCTGCTCAGCCATAACGCCGGTAAACTCGAGCCAGCTTTCGGAGAGAAGCCGGGTCTGGTTGGCGTAGCTATCCTGCGTGCGGGCAAAGTCGCCTTGTGCGTCGGCGGTCGTGCTCATAAGGTAATTATACCGGAGCATAACCTGCTCAGCCTGAGACATTTCATTGTAAGAGGTTTTGATACCCTGCGAGAGGGCGTAAGCCTCAAGGTTGGCGACAGACATGTTAATGCCGAGCTGCTTCAAGGGCTCCGTCTCGCCGGAGATACCAGAACGGATTTTCTCGAAGGCAGTCTCAAGGTCAAGGTTATAGAACGACGCCATATCGCCGGCAAGGCCGACCATATCTTTCGACATGTCTACGATAGCGTCGCCCGCAAGACCGGAAGACTTGAGCATGGCGCCGATGGTGCCGGCGTACCGCTTTGCGCTTACCTCGTTCATGCCGTAGGCGGCAAGACACTCTTTCGACCACGAGTTGATAGCCTCCGTAGCGCTTCCGAAAGTAACGTCGACGACGTTCTGGACTTCGGCAAGGTCGGAGGCATAGTCAATTCCGGTCTTGATAGTATCAAGCGCTTTGCGGGCAATCATCACAAGCCCGATGGCTTTCGCGAGTCGGCTGAAGGCGTCGGTCGATTTATTCGTATGGTCTTCCAACTGGTCCAGCGCGGCGCTTGCTCTGGCAAGCTCCTCACGGGCCTCTTGAATGGAGGCGGTGTCGATAGCCCGTCCGGACGCGTCCTGCATAGCCTCGAAGCTATTAAGTACAATGTTCATCGCCTTATTGATACTCTTGAGCGGGCCGGTCATGCCGTCCGTAAGTACGAGCTGCGACTTGATAAGGGCCATAGGCCTCCTCCTTTCCGGGAGCCAGCACTGAGGCTTGACCCGGCTTTACCTCAGCGCTTTTTCCCGTGTTTTGCTTTGGCTGCTTCTTTCTTCTCCTGCTCGACCTTTATATCGATAGCGGCGATAATGAACGCCTGCGTATACGGGTCCATGTCAAGGAAGACATTCGGCGGCCATTTGAACTTATGGAGACAGTAGTAGACATAGTTCGCCTCCGGGTCGTCTCCGAGTATTAGTTTTTTGCTTCTTCCACCATTTCGTCGCCGGACTGGAAGCCATTGACCTGCAGGACCTTAGTGGAGTAGTCCTCGAACTCGGCGGGAGTCAGCATAGTGGTGATAAGCTGCTCCGCGCCCATAACGCCGTAGCTCTGCTGGAGTTCGGCGTCGTTCAGATTCGGGAACACCGTGCAGCGGACGGCTACCTTCGCGAGGTAGGCGTTCGCGTCGAAGTCCTGCGTAAACTGACCCTTGCGGCCGGGTACTGGGACGGTACGCATGCAGGCCTTTCTCAGACCCGCATTCTCTGCCGCGGTAATGCAGCAGATTTCCCACGGCATAGCCTCGCCGGTATCGGGGTCGACGAAGCGGTCGGAAGCGATAAAGGTAACATTGTCGATTTTCTTCGCGTTCTGAGCAAGGAACGCAGTCAGATTCTTAGCCATAATAAAATACCTCCTGTTTTATGTTGGTTTACTGCATGCCGTTCAGCAAGCTAAAAGTCTCGGGCATTTCCCAGTCGTCGAAGGTGCCCTCGAGCTCCTCGTCGAGAGTCTCGGCGTCAGCGTCAAACTTCGCCAGAATGCCGCCCTTAGTGAGGCAGTTCTTCAAGATGATAGTCTGACGACCAACGGAAGCGGTCGGGTCTTCGTTCGCGACCTGAATATCGAACGTAGGCATAAAGCCGGTACGCTTATACTCAAGGAGCATTTCACGGAAAACGGACTGGTTGTAGTGGGCGGTGCCGCTCCACGTGCCGGACCAGCCGGTCGGCTTATTGCCCTTGCCGGACTTGCCGAGGATAGGCACCTCAGCTACGGAGATGTCCATTTTGGACTCGAAGGAATAGAGCTGCATAAAGCAGTATCTATTGCCATCGGCCATCGTGACATACGCGGAAGCCTGAGAGCCCGCAATCGCGTCAAGCGCGTTCATAATAGGCTGAGCCATAATTCAAACCTCCTTACATGATGATAACGCTCATATAGAGCTGAGCCATAGCGTTCACGACGTTCAGGTCCTTCACAGTGCAAAGGACAGCCTTCTTCGTGTCGCCCTGCTCCACGGTTACGCTGTCGGGGTCGAAGTCCTCGATAGCGCGAATGGACTCGAGGTCCTGATGGAGCTTGCAAATATCGTTCCAGAGAGCGATTCTGCCAGCCGCGTCGTTCGGCACGGTACCGAGGTAGCGCGTGTTGAAGAGGACCGCCGTGTCGTTCGCAATCTGGTCGCAGACGCGGATAGTCTGATTCGACTTAAAGACGTCGCCCTTTGTGTCGGAGACAGTAATCAGGGAGTCGATGTCCTCGAGAATGCGAACGTCGCCGTTGACGTTGTGGAACATCAAGCGGCCGGCCTTAATTGCCGCCTCGAGCTCGGCCTGCGTTCTGTCCACGTCGACGGTGAGCTCGCCGTCGTACTTCTTGTTCGTGTTGGACTTGTTCACGGCACAGCCCGCAGATGCGCCGGTCATCCAGTACACGAGGCCATACTGGCCGAGGCCGGAAATGCCGGAGTCATAGTCCGTCACCTTGCTGCCGATTTCGATAACGCCCTCATAGTCTGCGAGCTTCTCGTTGGAGTCGAGGTTGAAGATAACGGTCTGGAACTTCGCACCGACCTCGTCGCGGAGGCGCTTTGTGTAGTTGATATACAGCTTGATAGTGGTCGAGTCGTCGGACGGGCAGCCGAGAGTATTGAAGCTGTAGCTTTCAAACTTATCGAGCGCCGCCTGATGAGCCGCAGCATTTGCCGTGCCGTTCGTACCACCGGTGAGCGGGGTCTTTGCAGTCGCGGCGAGAGACGCGGTAGTCTTCCACGTTACGAAGTCGTTATCCTTGAGCGCGGTAGCCGCTGCCACGGTCTGCGTATCGAGGAGGGTCGTATCGTAATAGAGACTGACGTCAAAGAGGTCAGCGTTATCGGCGTTCGCTGCGATAACCACATAGAGCTTGTTGCCGGCAATGCCGGAATACTTCGCCGTGCAGTAAGCGCAAGTGGCCTTAGCGCCTCCGCCGTTCAGGCGATAGGCGTAGAGGGTCTGCGTATACTGGAAGAGCTCGCGCAGAGGCAGCAAAGCGTCGTCAGTATACGCATGACCGAAAATCTTGAGGCTGTTCTTCTGGAAGTCGCCGCTCGTCACGGTAAAAACCGTACTGTCGGGACCCCAGTCCAGCATAAGAGGCATGGCCGCATAACCTCTGTCGGAGAGAGTAGCGGACGCCTTAGCCACGCTGGAAAAGTTGATATACGTGCCGGGGAGTACCTTGTTTTGTACTGCCCAGATTCCACCGCCAAGGGCCATATTATTTCACCTTGCCTTTCATAAAGTTTTCGATAGCGGTATCAACCTCTTCGAGGGTGTACCACTTACCGTCCTCCAGAAGCGCGCCCAGAAGGTCGCGGCGCTTAGCGTAGCGCTGAGACCTCAAAAGCTGCTCTTTGGAGTGAGTGGGAGCGACGGACTTTGCCGCCGCAGTAGCTTTCGCCATATCAGTTTCCTCCTTGTTCAATTTTAAGAGTTCCCATCTTGACCTCCTCGGCCGTCTTATACGTGAAGTGGTTATAGGAGACGAGGAAGTGAAGCACTCCGTCCGTCACCTGAAAACTCATATCCGTACCGCGCAGCTTATCGCCGCCGGGCAGGTCAATCACTTCAAGCACCTCGGTGAGGGTATCTGCTACGCCGTAGCAGTCCTCACGCCCGGCCTTCGGAAAGTAGAGAACATCGAAACGAGGAAGACGTTTCTTACGCTGAGCCGGGTAGTCCGTGACCTCGGCGTTAACCAAAAGCACAATAAAAGCAGGTTGCCGAAGCCCCTGCTTTACTGCGTTTGATTCAATATGACTGCCGGGAAAAGCGGACCGCAAGGCCAGCGTGATTCCGTCTAAGATAATGTTTGTACTAATTTCCGCCATTGCAGACCTCCTTCAGCTTTCGGAGCACCATCTTCTCAAGCACAGACGGGGCGATTCGTTTCAGCTTTTCCTCGGAGATAGTCAGCATGTACCGACCCTCGACCCAGCCACCGTTTACGGTACGATGACCGAACTCGACATACGAGGCGTACTCGACCGGATTTATGATTTCGACCATATACGTGTTCCCGGACTTCGTGACGGTCAGGGACTGCGCATACTCACGGCCGGCTTTACCGTTCTTAGCGCCCCAGCCTCGGCGGAGAGTACCGCCTTTCTTGCCAGAGCCTTTCGGGTACTTGCCGACCGGGGTAGCCGGAATAACGAGAGCCAGAAGTCTTGCGGCAAGCTCTTTGCTGCAAGCCACGCAGAGGTCATCTATCTCAGAGTCGCTCAGCTTTTCAAAGCCTTTCGCAAACTCCCTAAACTGAGAGAAGTCGCAGCGTCCCCAGCGGGACATTAGGCGTACTCCTTGAACGGGACGAGCGGTATCTCCTGATGACAGCTATAGACCGCAGGCTCGCCGGACCTCGCATAGGCGGTAGTCCGGCCTTCCTGCGTTACGACTATCTTAGAGCCCGCCGGGATTTCCACAGTCTTCGAGACGAAGAGCTTGACCGACTGCTGAATCAGCGGCGCGCTGTCCTGCTCGGTCGTGCTTGAGATACTTGAGAAGGACAAACGGCAGGGCTCCCCGTGGAGCTTCTGGACCTCCGTGGGCTCATCCCGGCCGTTTGCCTTATTTACCGCTGTCTCGAGGACATAAACGTCACAGAGGCCGTCCCAGAGCCTCCGTAGAGCGTTCTGATAGCTTTTCACCATACCAACCTCCTAAACGCTGCGATAAGCTCCGCGTCGGGGTTTACCATCTTCGCGAGCATTGCGTCGAACTGGTCCTCAAAGGAGCCGGTATCTGCAATCGCGAAGGTGACGGAGGTGTCGCCTTCAGAAATGCTCTTAGCCGGCGCGTTGAAGTCGTAGACCTCAGAGAGAGCGCCGGAAGCCTTCTTGTCTGTGAGGAACATGCCCGCAGCCATATCCGCCCAGACATAGAAAAGACCCTCCGGCACTTCGAGCTGATTCGTTCGCGCCTTTAGGGTCGTCTCGGCTTTCTTAATGTTGTAATCAAGTGCCGCGCTGTCGGCCTCGGTCACGGTATAGCCGAGGGCCGACAGTCGGGCGGTTACTGCCGCGAGTATCTCCATAGGCCTTAACCTCTGGAGAAGATACGCGCGATAGGAATGGCCTTGTGGTTGATGTAGGAACGCTGAGACGCGGTAGTCTCACCGGAATGCACCAACGCCCAGTTTGCGCCGTTCTTGAGTTCGGAATCGGTAGGAGACAAAGAAGTCTGAGACGCCTTCTCGTAAGAGATACCGTAAGGCGCGAAGACCTTGCGCTGACGAGTGTACAGAGTGTCCTCGCCACCATGAGTCTTCGGGTCCCGGCTCATCTCATAAGGCACCTTCGCGCCGATGTCCTCGTAGGAGATAGCGCCTTCGCCGAGAACGTAGGTCGTATACTGAGTACCTGCAACGACGTAATCGTTTGCAGCCAGAGTCTTGCTGCCGAAGTACGGAGTTACCTTAGACAGAAGAATCTCGCCTGCAGCAGGAGTGCCGGAAGCGACAATCTTCAATGCGCCGTCAGTGTTGGCGTCAGCGTCGAAGTAGCCCTCAGAAGCAGGCATGTCGTCGTCAACGACAACGAGCTTGCCGTTCCACGTGCCGAGCTCGAGGTCGCGGGTAATGCCTTCCTTGTCAGTGTACTTGAGACGCTCAATCAGGTTGAGATTCTCAAGACCGGTAGAGACGTCAGAGTGCATGAACACGAGCTTAAACTTCTTCTTGTTCGCGCCGCAAGCCTTGTTTGCTGCGGAGTTCAGAGTAGAAGCCGCCATTGCTCCGGTACCGACACCAGTCACGTCGAGGGTGTGCTTAGACACGAACTCTTTGCCCTTTGCATCGGTCATGGCGAAAATGCCGGCGAGAATAGCGAGAATCGTGTTCTGGTCCAGATGGTCCTTATACTCGGCCACCTGCTGGCTGATGTTGCCCATGAAGTCAACACCGCCGGTGATGTCATAGGAGAAGTCCCTCTCAGTCCAAGCCTTCGCACGGCCGACGACAACGATACCCTGCTCGAAGGTCTTAGTGGAGGTTGCGGTGATGTCGGTCTGGCCGTCGTAGTTCACGGCGTCGCCGTCAATCAAACCGCGCATAGCCAGACGAGCATACGCGGTACCGTTCTGGGCGGTAAACACACCGCGGATGTCGGGGTTGCCCGCAAGGGCACGAGACTTCTTGAGCTCATTCAGGTTGAGGTTAGGAACGCGGTCCACCATGTACTTGAACGCCTCAGCATTGAAGCTCTTAGAATCAAACTTGCTGTTTGCCATAGTAAAATCGTCCTTTCATATTAAAGTTTTGCATCAGGATTTTCAGCGAGGTACGCGCAGAGCTCGTCGTAGGTCATAGTTTCCGGCTTTTTATCGCCGGAAGGCGCCGGGTCTCCGCTCTCGCCGGGCTTGAAGCCCTTAAAGTCATTCTTTGGTTTCGTAGTGTCGAACATAAAGCCACTGTCGGGTGCCTCGGCCAGCTTCTTAATCTGGTCCGCCAGACCCTTGACGGTGCCGTCCGCGTCGAGCTCAGCCTTATCAAGGTCGAGCAGTGCCTTCACGGCCTTTACGTTCTTCGCTTTGGCAGCAGACAGAGCCAGCTCAACGGCGGTATCGATTTTGAGGCGCTTGATTTCCGCCTCATGGGCCTTCGTCGCTGCGGTGTTCTCGGTCTGGAGAGTAGCGATTTGCGTCTTGAGCGCCTCGACGTCGCCGGTAGAGGCCTTGAGGGTCTCAAGCTGCTTGTCGCGCTCCTTGACGGTATCGGCGAGAGCTTTCTTCTCGGTGTTCAGAGTGTTGAAGTCTGCGCGTGCCACGAAGTTCTTGCCGATTTCCTCAGAGACCTTTTTATCAATCTCTTCGGAGTACGCTTCTCCCAAAATAGTTTTCAGCCAGTCCAACATTTTGTCCTCCTGTCTCCCGCTGTCCTTTTTATCCGGCCAGTCCCGGTATTGCGGGTACGCTATTTGTTGTCCGCCGCGTAAGGCGGTAATTTTTGTATGAAAAAAGCGCCTCCTGCTAAAAAGCAGGGACGCTCTAATCAACTATTGCTTCTGTGGGGCTCCACGGTCTCCCGTATCACGTTTTAACTGAGTGGCCCTTAGATTTACCCTCTGAAAAAATCGGGCTTATTTATGGGCTTTCTGACTCGCCTGAATATCGCCCGCACTTCTTACATACCTCGAGGGCCTTATCCCAGTCAGGGACGGTATCGCCCTCAAGAAGAATATCGTCGGTAGCGATATTGCAAAGCTCCCAGCAATAGCCCCAGTCAATTTCCTTATTCAGTAAAGGGCACTTGACCTTATTTTGCTCGGACATGTTTCATCACCTCGTCATATAGCAGCTTGCCGCGTTCGTCCAGTTGACCGGCGGTACCAATCTCACCGTTATTATCAAGGACTGCAAAGCCCCCGCTTGTGTAGAAGGCGTATTGCGTGCCTCTGCGCTGTTTGAGCGCGAAGTCTGCGTTATCAATAATATTCTGAGTCCATTCTAAGGTTATACCGCGAGAAGCAAACCGTTTTTCGGCGTGCTCGTTCGCTTTGACGGCAACTCGACCCAGAGGCGGGGCGACCAGAGTTCCGGTCGTTCGGACTTTACCCTCATCGTAGAGAGTCTTGACCGCTTTATGTGCCGTCCAAAAGCGCTTATCGCTTGTGGGATTCGCGCCTTTATACCGGTAGTAGCCGGTAAGGTCCTTATAGTCTTCAGAATTATACTTTAACTGCTGAAAAGCCGCAAAGCTCTTAGGCGCGTCTGCGCCGAGTCGAGCCTTGTAGTTCTCATACTGCTTTTTATCAGCAGTTTCATTATACCACATATTTTTGAACTTTTCCACGGTACCAGTGCCATAGGCGCCGTCTTGTCTCGCTTTCCAGTCCTTATATGTCATATCCTTCGGAATATTAAAGCTCTCGCCGGTCTTCACATCTCTCGCGAAGCGGTCTCCGAGACCTTGCATATCCTCGTAGTAGGGGGCAGTCGTGCCACGGCACCACGGATGAAAAGGCGGCGCGGTAATGCCGACTTGATACTCACTCATAGGATAGACCTTGCCATCAAGCTGCGCGCAAAGGCCGCAAATCTCGTTGTCAAGGGTTTCCACGATAACGTACTTCTCAACGCCGAGGTCTTTGAAGCAGTCCTTGCGGGCCTCGTTCGCGAAGGCGGCGCTCTCGGTCATAACCAGACGCCCGGCCTGTGACTTAGAGACCTGAAAACGGTCGGAGATGGCCTTTATGGCTTTATCCGGAGCCGCGCCTCGCATTATCATCTGGGTAAGCTGCGTGTTGACGCTGTTGACGAGCGCCTGCTTGTTCGCCCAGATTCTATCGCTGAAGGTCTGGCTGTCTAAGGTCCACGGCCGCGAGAGTACTTTGCTGATAGCTTCATCGGTCAGCCCATGGAGCGTCCAGCCGACCCCCATGCCCTTTTGGAGCTCAAAAGCGGTATGATAATAGCCTCGCTGGTAAACCTCGCTCAGGGACGAATTAAGGGCCTCTGTCTGCGCCCCGTGTAAGGCCTCGGCCTGCTCCTGTAGTTGGAGCTTCAAGCTGTCAAGCCTTGACACGTGGACGCGGGCAGAAGCATTCTTAAGCTGCTTGAGCCACGCCTGAGAGACTGCGTTCTCTTGACCGTGTTTTATATACTCTTCAACGGTCCACCGGAACTCGTCAAGCTCCTGCGTGGTAAGCAGCTTATTCGCCTCGGCGAGCGTTATGCCGTTTTCGGCCGCAAACCGCTGATACCATCTCGCGATTTGCGATTCTATATCCTGAATAGCGGTCGCATATTGCCGCTCGAGGTTTTTAACGTAGTCGTACCCCTTATCAAGCAAGGACTCCTCAAGAATCCGCATTCGGTTGGCCCAGTACTTATCATTCCTCATTTATTGGGTCACCGCCTTCGGGGTTACGCAAAGCCTGCGCTTGCTCAAAAGCCGCGCGGTAGGGGTCGGTTTCCTCTTTCTGCTTTTCGAGCCGCTCAAGCTCGGCCGCAGGGTCGTCGACCCACGGGTGCATAGCGACGATGGTCTCGTCAGAGATAATGCCGACGGACTTAGAGCAGTTATCAATAGCCTCGGACTCGTTGATAAGAATATCGCGGTTGAAGATAACCGTAATATCTTCGCTCTCATACGAGCCCTTGCCGGTGTTGGCGAGGTAGGTATTGACAAACCAGAGAATCTCCTCAAAAGAGGCTTGCAGCTCGGTCTCCATCGCGTTCGCGTCGAGGTCGATGTCGCAATACATGCTCTGAATGTTCATCTGGTTAGGCGTACCGGAAAGGCGGTCGTCCTTCGCGTCATAGCTGCGGAGGTTTTCAATGAGCGCCTTTTTCAGAAGCTCGAGGACGGTCTTATAATTCTCGGAGTTTACCGAGATTTCAAGACTGTCCACGCCGCCGTCCGTACCCTCGACCGTGCGGACCTTGATAGCCCCATAGGTTGTCAGGTTACGCCGGAACTCCCCGAGGTCCTGTCCGTCATAGTTCTTGAGGACAAGAACGGTATTGCGGACGTCTTCCTCCATGTTGTTCACGAAGTCGGATTGCAAGAGGTTGATGGCGTCCTGCAAGGAGCGGCCGCGGCGAATGAGAGGGACCTCCTTCGGGTTATACTTGATAGGGATAAGGGGGAATCGCTCCCAGTTCAGGGGCTGCTCGTTGCCCTTGCTGTCTTTTACCTTAACATAGGCCTGCTTCTCGGTGTCCGGCGTGAGTACGCCGTTCTCAAAGATGTAGGTCGTAACGCCTTCCAGCGTGAAGAGGTCGACCTTCTTGACGATTTTCTTCTCGGTACCGTAGTAGACCTCGACCGGGTAAAGGCGAAGAGCGGAGTCAAGCTCGGTGTGAGCTGCGTCCGCCCAGAACGGCATAATCTCGTAGCCGGGGAATACCCGGAACGCGAGTTCACCGTTTTTATTGTAGTAGGGATAAAGCCACGAGATACCTGCGTTGAGGCACTCGACTCCCGCACTCTTGAGAGTACGCATAAACCGCATGCCGAGTACCTTCTTGACCTCAGCTGCGTAGTCGTCATTCTCACAGGAAAAGGAAATAGGCTGACCGAGAAGGTAGTTTGCCTTCTGGTCAACGTGTTTCGCATACTGGTTATCCACAATACGGTTGTTCGGAAGATTCTCAATCACAATCAGCTTACCGTCGGGGCCGATAGCCGTGCGCTGGCGTTTGAGAATGTCATGGTCCCCGGTATAATACCGGTCGCCGTCAATCATCTCGCGCCGCTCAGGAGAGGTCTCCCAGTCGGTAAGCTCTTTCGCGTAGAACTCAAGCTCGGTCATAGGCCTGCCGGCACGGAGGCGCAAATTGAAAAACTCCTGCTCGATAGGCTTCTTAAATAAGGGCATTTATCGCACCTCCTTAAAAACTGAATCTCGACGGCTGGAACGCGGCACGAACGAAGTAGCGCATATCGTCCATGGCGTGGTCGTCGGTTTTGAGCGGTCGGTCTTCGGCGGCCTTTTCATCCCACCGATATAAACCGAACTCCCTTATGCAGTCCGTGCAGCAGTCGCAAAAGAAGATGTCGCCGGCATTCAGCCGAGTAGCGACGTCACGAATGCCGTCAAGGACTCTATTGCTCGCCTGCTCGACCATGAAGCGGTCATGCCGGCGTATGACCTCGATAAACGAGGCGGCAGAAGGGTCAACGATGATTTTCCGAACCGAGAGGTCTCCCGCAAGCTCTTCAATAGCCGCGTAGTGCTCCTCGTCCGTTCGCTGATACCGTTCCTTGCGCCCGTCGTAGTAATACTCTCGGACGCGGTACCATTTTCCCTCGCAGAGCCCCCAGAGCCCGGCCGAAGTCGGGTTTAAGGTACCGTAGTCGCAAGAGATAAGGTATTCCTCGTAATCGCGAGGTACGGAAGGGACTACATGATAGTCTTTATTAAACATTGTATATATCAAGCCCTCTGCGACGGTCCAGAGGCCGCGGATATACCGGTCGTAGAACACGCCGGAGTACATACCCTCGTATCGGGCTTTGATTTTCTCGTCAAGGCTGAGGTTGTCGTCCATCGTAAAATGCAGGTAGAGCATATTGCGCTCCGCCGCTTTACGAATCCACTCTTTATAAAACCAGTGACCCGGGGACTCGGGGTTGCAGTTAAACCAGAACTTAGACCCGGAGACCGAACAACGCGCCATAGCCTGCTCTACGAAGGAGCGGGGCATAAGCGCGACCTCGTCAAAGAGGACTCCTGCCAGAGTAATGCCCTGAATAAGGGTGTAGCTGGATTCGTCCCGGCCTCCGAAGAGGTAGTAGGTATTAGAGCGATTGCCGATAGTGACGACCATTTTATTCTCGCTGCGGCGCTCAGTAACCTCGAACATACCCTCAAGCCATGTGGGAATATGTACGATAACATTACGCCGGAGCGCTTCAATCGTGCGGCCGCAGATAGCGAAGTTCTGTTTATCGAAACTCGCCATGCTCCACATGATAAAGCCGATAGCCATTGAGACCGTCTTGCCGGAACGGATTGACCCGTCGCAGATAAGCCCGTCTCTATTCTGATGCTCCGGTTTCGTCCACCAGAAGAGGGTCGCGTTCTGCCGAGGACTGAAGCTCTGGTATTGCACTCAGGTCAACCTCCTTTCCGGCAGCGTGAATCGCCTCGAAGAAGTTGGTCTCCTTCGCACCAGACGACTTAATCGCCTCGTTAGCTGTATATTTGTCAATGACGATACCCATAGCGGTAGCAAGCTGATTGACTGTCGCAGCGGCGAGCTTGTCTTCGTCGCCCATTGCCGCAAGCAGCTTGTCAATCAGTCCGCAGACGTCATTTTTCTTAGAATCCATAAAGGCCAGAACGCTCGCTGTGTTCTCCTCTTTTTTATGCGAGATTTTTTGCGCGAGATTCTTATCTCCGTTCAAAATACTGCGAATCAGGTAGGGAGAGACATGGTATTTCTCTGCGAGCTTTCTCTGTGACGTCCCGCCTTCGACATATTCAACTATAATCTTTTTCCGTTGCTTGTCGGTCAGCTTAGCCACATTCTCCCTCCTTCGTTAGTTGTCACTAACCTCCATTCATAATAATAGACGGAGCACTGCACCGGAGGCCCGCGCAGTGCTCCGCCCGCGATACCGGAAGTCCGATAACGCAGAAAAAGCCGGATTCTTCATCCGACTTTTTCATCATATATTATAACGCAAGTCAAGCGTGAATTAAAGCGCTTTCGGTAAAAATTGTGAGAGCTTTTTTATGGAGAGTCATCGTCCAGCGGAAAGTGATGCCGAGTCGTACCGCGATTTCCTCCCACTTGAGGTACTTAAGATACCTCATCTCTAACAAGGCGTTAAGGGTAGGGTCGGTAACTGCCTGATTGATGGCTCTGCCGATTTCAAGCTCAATAGCCGCAAGCTCGTAAATCTCAGCCTTGATTTCCGACTGCAAATCGACGATAGCGCAAGCGGCGTCCTCGACCTTCTTCGACGGGGTAGAAGAGAACGAGGCGACCGGCTTAATCTCAGCCGTGATAGATTCGGCTCTGCGAATCCACTCATCGATACGCTCCTCCTTAACCTTTATTCGTTCTCTGGACCTATATCCTCTGTTGAGGAAGTCCTTTGCTTCCTGTATTGTCATTTTGATACCTCCTTGATTCTGGCTTTCAAAGCCTCGAGGCAAGCGTTCTGCCGTACCTCCTTCGGCGCGAGTATGTCGTCTAAGACACGGTAGTCGTAGGTGTCCTTCATCAGGATATGGTGAATCAGGACCGTTTTCTTTTGCCCCGGACGGTGCAGCCGCTTGTTTGCCTGCTGGTAAAGCTCAAGACTGGTAGGAAGTCCGTACCATATCGCGATATGACCTCCCGCTTGCAAGTTCAGACCGTGACCCGCGCTCGCGGGGTGGGCAAGCATAATCGGAATCTTGCCCTCGTTCCAGCGGACGACCGCACCATCGTCTTTAATGTCTACCGCTTCCGGGTACCGCTCCATAATTCTGTCGCGCTCATGCCGAAAGGCGTAGAACACCAAAACGGGTTGACCGTTCGCTTCTTCGATAAGCTGGTCTAACGCCTCGAGCTTGCAGTCGTGCAGGACTTTGACGTTACCGTTCTCGTCATAAGCTGCGCCGCCTGCAGCCTGCAAGAGCTTATTCGTCAGGACCGCCGCGGTCGGCGCGTCGATGTCGCCGTCGGCGAACGGGAGAAGAGTGTCCCGCTCAAGAGTCTTATAAAGCGCCATCGCCTCCGGAGTAAGCTCGAACTCACGACGGAGAAAAAGCCTGTCCGGTAACTGCAAGTAGTCCGCCGCGTTCATACTGATACAGAGCTTGCCGATTTTCTCATAGATAAGCTCCTCCGCGCCGTCTTTCGGTTTCCATGAGAAAATGGTTGTGGCGTTCCGCTTGTCCGGGACGAAGTAAGTATCACGATAGCCCGTCAGGGTTTTGCCGAGAGCCTTGCCCTCGTCGAGTAAGTACATCTCCGGCCATAGGTCAAGCAGTCCATTCGGCGAAGGCGTGCCGGTAAGGCCGACAATCCGCTTGATGTACTTTCGTACCTTCTTAAGAGCTCGGAAGCGCTGCGCCTTGCTGGACTTAAAGCTCGACAGCTCATCGATAATAACCATATCGAAAGGCCACTTGCTTTTGAAAAAGTCCACAAGCCAAACAACATTCTCACGGTTGACGATATAAATATCCGCCTCCTGCTCACAAGCCGCGATACGCTCAGCCTTCGACCCGAGAATCAGCGAGAGCTTCAGGTGTTTCAGGTGGTCCCACTTCTTGACCTCAGGCGGCCACGTCTCTTTCGCCGGTTTCAGCGGCGCGATAACAAGGACCTTGCTCACGGCAAAATAGTCGTTTAGGAGCTTGTCCGCGGCGCTCAAGCTCGTTACCGTTTTCCCCATACCCATATCCAGTAAGAGCCCCGTCTCGGGGTTATCGAGAATGAACTTCTCCGCGAAGTCCTGATAATAGTAAGGTTTATATTCCATCGGCTTTTAGCCTCGCTTTCAAATCCTCCATATCGGAGATACGCCAAACGGTGCAGCCGAGCCCCTCTAATGTCGCGATGACCTTTTTCTGCCTGATACTCAAACCGTCACTCAGCCCCGGCCGCTTGACCTCTATAAAAATTATTCGTCCCCCCGGCAATATCGCGATTCGGTCAGGCACCCCCGGAGCTCCCGGGGACACCCACTTGTACGCTTTACCGCCGAGGGACTTGATATACTCACAGAGCTTTCGCTCAAAAGTGCTTTCATACATAAAAAACCTCCTTTAGGTAGTCGAGTAGCGCGTGTAACAAAGATTCCCTATATATACATGTAATGCGAGGGGGCGACGGAATTGCGTCGAGTGTCCCTTTACTTTTTCAAAAAATGTTTTTAAGATTTTTCAACTACCAGTACTACCAAGTAGCCAAAAGCATTGATATATAAGGCTTTTTCGAGGTAGCAGAGTAGGTAGCACTTTGTTGCAAGTAGTTCTCAAAGTGCTACCTTTGTTGCAAGTACGCTTGTACGACCTACCCTCTAACGAAAAAAGTTGGCCTTTCAAGTGCTACCTTTGCTACCTCAGACCTCTTTCACGAAGCCCCTCTGCCTGCCGTAAATTGCTCCGCAGTTGACGGAGGTGGACAACCGCCAGCCCGGAATCATGCGCAGGAGTCCGATAATCTCGCGAGCCTGCGTCTGCGAGTAGCTCTTCGGGTCGCCTTTGAAAAGCTCCTGCCAGACTTCAAGCGCGCAGACCTTTGTTCTCGGTACGGTACCGTTACGCTCCTCGCCGAAGCCGCCGCTCCAGAACATGAGACGCTTTTCGAGGTCCCAATCGTCCCAGCCCTCGGGCAGCAGGACTTCAAGGAAGTTCTCGATAAGGCCGAGCTTGCCGTTCGCCTCGGTATGGTCGGCCTGCACCTTGCGGGCCATCTCCTCGACCGCGCCGTCAAGGTACCAAGTCTCGCCGGCCTCATAGTAGGTCACGGCCTCGGCCCATATCTGGTCCACGATAGAAGCGGTCAGCTTATCCCCGAGAGTCTTGCCCGCATCGGTAACGACGACCGGCCAGAAACGGCGGGCACCGGTAGGGTCTCTCAGGAACTCCTCGTCGTTCGTGGTGCCGAAGAAGGCGCATTGTCTCGGATGGCACTGCGTGCGGCGAGCGTATGCCGCGCGGTAGTTGTCCTCTTGTTTGGAAACAAACTGCTTAATCTGCTCGACCTCGGCCTTACGGGTCGCAGCCATTTCAGAGAGTTCGATTATCCAAAAGCCTTGAAGCTGCTCGTAGGCGTCTTTGCCTGACATGGTATAGAGCGAGTCTGAAAACCACTCCTTGCCGAGCTTCTTCAAGGTCGTGCTCTTGCGGCAGCCCTGAGGACCGATAAGGACGAGCATGTGGTCGTGCTTGCAGCCGGGAGATAAGATTCTCGCAGCCGCGCCGATAAGCGCCTTGCGGGTTACCGTTCTCGTGTACCGGGAGTCCTCGGCGCCGAGGTAATCGATGAAGAGTGTCTCGCAGCGTTTCTCCCCGTCCCAGATAAGGCTCCGCAGGTACTCGCGTACCGGGTGCCTCGTGATGTCGGCGAGCGCAAGGTCAACGCCTTCCCGGGTCTTCGGCATGGAGTCGATTTTGTAGTCCTTCTCAAGGACATTGTGAACGCCGGCGTCGTCGGTGTCATCCCATGAGCGGGGCTTTGCGTCAGCCTTTCTCCAAGGAAGGTCCCCGCAGACCATAGGCCGCTCCATGAACTCGTCCCAGTAAAATGTACCCTTAAACCGAGGGTCATTCTTCACGATAATACGGATATTCTCGACCGTGGTCGCTGCGTGTCCTGTCTTCGGGTTTACCTCAAGCTGAGAGACCCAGTTCATATCAGGGGCCTCGTCGCCCTCGCCGAAGAGCTGGACAATGTAGTCGAGCTGCTTGCTTTGCAGCTCCCTCATAACGCTCTCGCAGTTGGTCTCAATCCACTTACACATATTCTTATAGGAGGGAAGGTTGTTTGCCGCGGTGTTCGCGGGTTTCCCTTCGTCGTCCTTGCCGAACATGTGAATGCGGACGAGGTCGAACGCGTTGCAGAGTTTGCCGCAGGTCGGGTCTGTGCTATGGTGGCTGTATGCAAAGCGGCCGTCCTCATAGATAACGAGACCGCCGGAGGTCGAGCCGCCCTTGTAGGTGTAGCGACCATTTTCGCCCTTGATGTAGACGTCAGGCAGAAAGGCCTCGATTGCGTCCTCTACAGAGTAAGTGCGGCAGAACGCGCCGACGATACCGTCTTTCGCGGTCGGGTCTCCCTGCTTGTCAGCGAGACGCCGAATCGTGCCGGACTTCCTGCTTGAGACAGGCCACTGAGTCGGGTCTTTCCAGTCTGCGTACCTCGCGAGCTGCTCGTCGGCGTCCAGCCATGGGCCGTCCTGCACTTCATAGCGAAACTCGCCGTCAGAGGAAGCGCTCGCCCAGTACATGAGCCGATGGGGCTCGTAGGTGGTATCGTCGCACATGTCAATACCGATGTCGCCTGCAATCCTGCGGGCGATAGCCTCGTACTCCTCAGGAGACACAGGCCTCGAGAGAGGAAGCACAAGGCGAAGCCTCGGAGCTTTCGCTGTATGGCTGTGCGTGCTATAGAGCACCGCAGCGCAGCCCAGAATCAGCTCGACCGTAGGCCACGGGTCTTCGCCGGCCGTGATAGAGTCCATGTCAAGGGTGATAAGCCTGCGCTGCAGTACGGCGTCGATTTTACGGCGGCCGCCCTTTAAGGTGCCGCCGACAAA